TAGACGTTAATGGATCAGCAAGTGTATCCAGTATAACATCTGATGAATTCAGATACAATACTGCTTCAACCACAGGACAACTTATAGTAGCAAGTGGAGAGAATATAATTCCTAGCGACTATAATGTAGAAAATATTATAGTTGGAAATACAAGTGGTATTCTTGTGAAAACTGGCCCGGTATCATCATCCGGTTTATCTAATATATATATAAATAATAGTGGGTTAAATATTAATGCTGATATCCAGATTCCAAATCTAGTCAATAATTATTTACTTACATTAGATAATAACAATAGATTATCTAATTATTCATATATATCACTAGGTGCATCCGCTATTAGCTTTGACAAAAATATTAAAGTTAATACTAATAATGAATATACTATAGATGGTAATGAACCAGATATATTTACCGATGGATATGTTGTTACTAGTGGACTAGTTATTGATCGTTCATCAGTTATGCCATCTGGAGCAATGTTAGTTCACATGGGTAATGGTTTGGCAAAATGGAAAACTATTACTGGTAATGATCTAATATTTAATGACTCTAATTTACAATGGAATAAATACCCCCATAGAAATGCTACAATTAATAGTAGTACACAAATTACTATAAATGATATTATAGATTCTGCGGAGTTTGTTACCGGTGATACAATAGGTATTATACAAAATAATAATACATATTATACAACTATTAATAGTCAAAGTATTGTAAATGGATCAACAGTATTGCTAGTAGCCACCATGGGCATATCATCAGGATCAGCTGAAATATATTCAACAACAAGAGGTGGATATTTATCTAGTTCTGTAACTAATGGTGCAACTACTAACAGGTTTAGTATCAGACCCGGCACAGCAACAATATTAAATTCAGGAAAAGCAAACATAGATTTTGGGGTTTATGGTTCATCAAATAATTATGCATTATATATTAATGCAGATTATGACGATAATAATAACGATGAATCCCAAGTTGTTATCAATGGATCAGTACCATACAATATTAGTAGTCAAAACTATGCTACACTTACAGTAAATGGATATTTATATGCAGAACAATTAAGAGTAAGTGGTAATGTAGATATTGACTTCGGTGTTGTAGTATTTACAGGAGTAGCGCCATAATGTCAGGATATATAAAAAGAGATATAACCACCTCCAACCCACCAGCACCAGATCAAATAGGAGTAGGAGAATTAGTTATTAATGCCACAACTGGTATTATGTATTCTAAATTAACTAATGGTATTATTATCAAATACCTACCAGTCTACGCATCTGCATCAACAGTGCCAATCATAACCTTTAGTGACTATTCTACCTTCTGTTGTACCGGAGACACCCTCACTGCTACAGTATCCAACTTAACAGTTGGAGAAAGCTATACTTATGAATTTGTTGACTTAAATAATAATGGAGTTCAATTTACTGGAGATAGTACAGGATCTCTACTACCCACCTCCAATGCATCAAGAAGCGTAAGTGTTATTTTGAGTATGGATGGCCCAGAAAGCGTTACATTGGTGAAATTTGTTGTTAAGCTTAATAATGTGGTTGTAGCAGAAAATATAGCATCTATTTGTTGTAGAGCTTGTTCATAGGAATAATATTTTATGCCTAAAATTTTTAATTATAGTATTAGTAAGTGCATAGATGGAATTGTTATACCATTTAGTGGAATACCATTATCAGTAAATGAAATATACGCAGTAACATTTACTCATCAGGGTTCTACGCCCAGCGGATCAATTATTCTAAATCCAAGCGGATATTCATATACTCCAAGTTCTCCTACTAGTAATATATATACAACGGCACAAGTAAGTGGTATAATTGAAAGTTCAAGTTCTCATTTAGTAAAATTATCAATTACCAAAAATGGTACTAATATATATACAGATTTCGCTTCTATAGAGTGCGGCGAATTATGTATCACACAAACACCCACATACACATCCACCAATACTCCAACACCTACAGCTTCAGAAACCCCAACAAATACACCGACACAAACTCCTACGCCAACCAATACAAGCACAGCAACTCCTACTCCAACAAATACTGTTACCAATACTTCTACTCCAAGCGAAACTCCAACTAATACTCCTACGCCCACACAGACTCCAACCAACACTCCAACAAACAGTCCAACTAATACTGTCACCCCATCACAAACTGCTACCAATACCCCAACCCCATCTATTACTCCAAGTAATACGGAAACTCCTCTGCCTAAGCCTGTTGATTTTTCTATGAGTTTCCCCGAACACATTATTGATTTGGAATGCTGCACATCTCCCAAATTGATCAATGTCAATTTAACCGGTCAATTAAATCAGCAATATTCATATACATTTAGCAGTATAGATAATCCAGAATATGTGGTATTTGATAATCCTAGTGGAATAGTATACTTATCAGAACCAGAGATGAATATTTATACCAATATCCAAATTTTGAGCGATACAGTTGAGAGCCTTATTAAGTGTCGTATTTTTGATGGTTTCAATAATATCGATGCGATGGCTGTTGTACGATGCAATAACCATAAAAACACATGAACAGTGTATAATTTAATATGAGGACGTCCCATGATCAATAATAGGTCAAAAAATGAACGATACTAATCTATCTATAGACTTTGATTTTAGCCACTATTTTACTCCAGAAACATACGATATACAAACTAGTAAAATTGTAGAGCTAAACACAGACCAAATAAAATGCAAAAGAATTATAGTATCTGTAGTAGCTAATGGTTTAGAGCTTGGTAGACAATATACTATACAATATTCTTTAAAAAATCTTAATGATAACATTTTTTCACCATCAACAGAAACATTCTACGCATCCAAAGCAACACAAAAGTTTTCTACTGTAGCCACTATAAATGATAGTCAGGTCTACATAATGAATGTTCTTATAACAAGAACCGGTTCTCCGTCTTCCGCCTCCGACATGGTAACTGTTAAATGTGGCAGTATTATTACATGTCCAACAGAGCCAGTACCAATAGTACTTTCAGAATATGTTAGATTTGCCGACAGACCATTATTGCCGGTTGCTGCGCCCTACAGATGTGATGCTCAAGTAAATATACAAGCATTAATTAATAATGCTACTTTAGGAGAAAATTATACTTATACATTTTCTTCACTCGAAACCAATCCCAAAACAACTATTTCTTTTCAACCAGCTAGTGGGGTTGTTTCAGCCGGTGATGTCATTCAAAACATAAATACTGTTGCTAAATTTATTGGACAAAGCAATATATATTGTATTAAAATAGTTGTAGAAAATCAAGCACAAGATTCTTTTGAAGACTACTTATTAGTTCAGTGTTCAACCTGTAATTAGGAAAGATTATGTCAAAACTATCAGTAAAATTTGATAATACAACCCAAAAAATTGATAATCCAGACTGTTGTCCTAAAGGGGTTATCCTATCCTTTAAGGTTGAGAACATGGTGCCAGGAGTACAATATAATTGCTCATTAAGTACAATCGGCTCAGGATCAGCAGTATTTAAGCCTAATAATTTTAATATTACTGGAACACAGATTTCCGAAAGTTTTATGGTTGTAGCAGAACTAAAAAATACTAGAGTTCATGTTATAAAAGTATCTATTGTTAACAATAATGATAACACAGATAGGGTTGAAGATATTATGACCCTCGAATGTGGACAACCAAAATTCCTAGCTGCTTCATTTGAACAAAATAATATTATTATAGACTGTGGAGGATTTGATAATAGTTTAATTGGAAAAATTACTAATCTAATTTCTGGGAATAGATATGCTTATAGTTTTTCTGCTCTCGATTCTAGAGAAAGTGGTAATCTTAAATTCTCTCCTCCTAGCGGTACTGTTATTGCTACAACAGATGTAGAAAATATCAATACTTTGGTGCAATATTCTGGCAGATCAAAATCTGTTATTGTTAAATTAACAGTCACAGACTCATACAATAATTTTTCAGATAGTACACTGGCCACACTAAAGTGCAAGTGAGAGGAAATAAATGTTAAGTCTACAATTTACAAAAACTATTATTCAAACCAATAATCCTGATGTTTGTTCATTAGGAGTAGAAATCTTTTTAAATATTAGTGGATTAATTCCTGGCCATAGCTATCAATTAAATTTTACAAAAGTTACTTCTGACGGCACAGTTAGTTTTGATCCTCCTTATGAAACTTTTGTTGCCAATTCTACTGTTCTTGGTAATTTCTTGGTCAAGGCCACATGTCAAGATGCAAGATATTATATTTTTAATGCTTCTTTGACAGATCTTTCTACAGATGAGGTTGTAGAGGATAATATAACACTAGACTGTGGAGGAATCCCTCCCGGTATAACTCCAACGCCTACTAATACTCCAACTCCCACCAATACTCCTAGTCAGACGCCAACAAATACGCCCACCTCTACTGTCACAAGCACAACAACAAATACTCCAACTAATAGCCAGACTCCAACTTCAACACCAACTCCGACTACTACAACAACTAACACACCAACTAATACTGTTACTAATACAGCAACGCCTTCCCAAACACCAACTAATACTACAACTCCTACACAGACACCAACCAACTCCCCTACGCCAAGTGAAACACCACCAGTTTCGCCAACGCCAACAAATACTCCTACTAATACAACTACTCCGACTAACACATCTACTCCAACACAGACGCCTACTAATACTGCAACTAATACATGCACACCAACGAATAGTGCGACACCAACTACTACAGCAACACCTACAGTTACTCCTACCAATACATCAACACCAACACAGTCTATTACTCCATCACTAACACCAACACTGACCGCAACACCAACCACTACATTAACACCGACCAATACTACCAGTCAAACACCAACACCTAGCCCAACCAACTATCCTCTCGATGAATGTATAGGTACTGATAAACCAGCGTACTTCCTAGGTTGCTGCACTAACAATAAGCTTATTTCTCCTCATCATAGAATACAGGTTGTTTTTGTTAATTTAAATATTGGCAATAGATACTTTTTTGAAATTATTGGAACAGATAATGTTAAGGTATATTCTACTGAAGATAATTTTGTTGCACAGTATTATGAGTATTTAACAACAGCTTTCATCGCGGTTAAACAAGAATTCTGCGAACTGAATTATTTAACCATTAATTTATATGATGATAGTAGAAATCTATTAAAGAGTAGATCTGTATTAGTATCTTGTGAGTCAGAAGAATATAAGAATGTAACAGATTGTACAGGAGCATCTGTTTTCTTTATTAACGATCCCGTAAATAGCAATATCTGTTTCTATTTTTCTGATGATTGTCGTAAAATTATTAATGTCACACCTACTCCAACTCCTACAAACACATTAACTCCGACAAATACGGCTACAAGCACACCAACTCAGACTACAACACCAACACCTACTAACACTCAGACCCCAACAAATACTACTACACCTAGCCAGACACCAACCAATACTCCTACTCCTAGTGTGACTAGTACTAATACTCCAACACCAACAACAACATCCACACCAACACCAACAGCTACGGTCACAAGTAGTCCTACAGCTACCAATACGCCCACACCAAGCTTGGTTAATAGATGTGCTATGAGAAACTATCTCATAGTTAAGGTTGGTACCACAGAAGCACTACCATACACAAATCTATCTGGATCATATAGATCAGCTATAATGACAGGTTCTAGATCTCCGCTCGTTATAGATGGAATATCTTTAGATAATGGAGATTTAGTATTAGTTAAGAATAATATTGGAGGAAATACATGGACAGGTTCAGATGTGTATACTGTACAAAATTCTGGTAGTCAATTTGCTCCTTGGGTTTTAGTTTCTTATGTTCCCACCACAGGAGAATGGTGCAAATTATTCTCCGATAATTTAGCCGGATCACAAGATAACTATTGTCCTGTTTACATACAACAAGGCAACATTAATTCTAAGAGTGAATGGTTATTACCATCCAATTTTTCAACACAAGGTGCTATACAATCTGACTTGAGATGTGTTGATGATGTTATTATTAGACAGGTTCGTTTAGCTACAGTTGCTAATATAACTCTAACAGGACTACCTGTAATAGATGGAATACAAACATCCATTAATGATAGAGTATTAGTTAAAAACCAAACAGATCCTATTGAAAATGGTATATACATAGTAGCTGGAGCGGATAAGTCATGGTACAGATCTTCAGACGTTAGAGATAATTTAAATATAATCACAGAATTAAGGGTCTATGTTTCTCAGGGTGTAGTAAACAAAGACTCTGTATGGATTATTAACTAAGGAGTAGACTACATGGTAAAACAGGTACAAATCGGCAAAGACCCATTAAATTTTTCTAGACAAGAAAATACAGGGATCAACTGCCCACCATGCCAAACCCCAACACCAACTCCAACAGTTGCATGTATCACCGTTAATCTCAAAACCAGTGTTGCCTGTAATAATTATACTGTTAAAGATTCTCTAAAGTTGGTATCTACTGATAAGCTTACATCTGTTACTAAAATATCAGATAATGAGTTAATTATGACAGGTTATGGATCATGCTTATCTATTAATGATAATGTTCCAGTATCTAGGGCGCTTGTTGGTAAAACAAAACTACAATATGTACAACAAACAGACGGTAAAACTTCAACATATTTCTCTATAGACAGTGATTTTGGAACCAAGGGCAAAGTTAATAGCATATTCTATAACTCCAACAACCTAAGAGTCTCTGCAAAATTTGATCACATAACAACACAAACCGTATCAGGACAAACCAAAATTATAGCAGCAGGACAAACAGACTACAAAGCACTAGTTGCCAGATATTCAGCAACAGGAGCATTGGACAGAACATTTGGCTCTGGAACCGGATACGTAACAATAGATACAATAGGTGAATCATCGTCAATTAAACTTTTAGATGTTTTTGGCTTGCATATTCAAACAGATAATAAAATTTTACTATTTTGTAATGGATATGACATTGTTAATAAAAGATCTCTTGGTATAGTATTGAGACTTACTAATTCTGGTCTTATAGATAACACTTTCAATAATAATAAAACATATATACAACTTAGATCATCATTATCAGAGTTCGACGGTAGTAAATTCATTGGTAAAGAAGTTTATTTTTCTAATGATACTTTATATATTGTATTTGAAACATTTTCATCTATAAAACAAAACACGGTTATAGTAGCTAAATACAATATGTTTTCTGGTACTATGGATGAAAATTTTGGAGATAAAGGATATATTTATGCCAACACCGATAATAAAAATACCTATCTACAAAATATTTTCGTTAAAACAATTGATAATAAGAATATAATTTGTTTAATCATTAATAACAACAACACTAGCTTACAAATTAATAAATATGCAGAAACCGGTATCGCAACGACCGATCAACCAGTAATCATACCCAATACCGTATTTACTATTTCCGATAATACTAATAGTGGTTCACTAAAAGTTAATTTTGAGAATATCCGATGCAATCAATTAGATCTAGGCTCAGAAGTTATTTTATTTCTAAACCTCTCTATCAAAAGTAATTCATTGGATCAGTTAGGAGGATCAAACCAATCACTATTACACTGGCTAGAAAAACAATCATTAATTACTGGACAATTTAATTATTCAGGACTAGACTACCGCGACTGCACAACAGTTCCTTGTGATAGACAGCCCGAAGATAGTTATGGCACCCTTGGAATTAAGTCACAATCTGTAACAAAATATGATACTTCAACCAGAGTATTGTTTGGATATTTAAAATTATCTAATAATATTACTACAGCATCTCCAATTAAATTAGACAGATTTAGCTCACTTGATGAGCATAATATAGTTAAAAGAGTTATAGAAATATCTCCTAAATCTTATGTTTTAGCAGGATATTACGGCTCCAATACATATTCTAATTTTGGTATAAAAACAATCACCTTAAATTCTGATACTCAGTCTTTTGGACCAAGACAAAATGAAGTTTTTGGTAATATAGACTTTAGCGATTTTTGTAATACAACAACAGCTATAGATGATGGAATTGTTATAGAAGAATGTCCATGTGCGCCAGCACCTTCTCCAACACCAAGTCCAACACCGCCCCCAGCAACCAGTGACATTTTTATTGATACTGTTACAGATAGTTGCGACAATCAAATTCCTGTTGTTACTTTCGCATGGAAGAAAAACAAAGAATCATTAGCTGGTTCATACGTAATACAGATTACAAAAGCATCTGATAAATCTGAGTTAGTTGCGGCTTCGTTTGAGATAAAAGCCACGGATAGTCAAGGTTCTGTTAGTGTAGATGTGAGCAACATTGACAAGGCACTAAATAATAATAAGACTTGCATAGCCTCTATTTTAGATAATACGGGAACAGTAATATTTACTAAGATTTTTGTACTCAACATTAGAAATTGTGCATAAGGTAAAAACAATGGAAAGAATCAAATTTAAAAATAATACATTAAATACGGTCATTATACCAAACAGATTTACTCTTAAAGGATATATGGTTGAGGCTATATATGTTGATGATCCAACCACTGTTGTTGGTGCTCCTTGCGGAAAGGGACATAGTTGTGATCGTGCCCGATTCAATATTGTTATTAATGATGTTGTGGTCTTGGAAGCTAATTTAAATAATCAAATAGAGGGTGGTGGCACAGTTGAAAGACCGGATCATCCAATAGCTCCTCGTCCACCATTAATGTCCGATGGCATAGGAGCATCGGAAATGGATAGATATTCAGCGAATATTATATCAGAATCCACTGCTAATCAAATAGCAGATAACGATCCAATCAACTATACCATTAATATTTTTCCACACCCAACAAATACTAATCCTCATACAGATATTACTTGGGTTAGAATTAAAGATCCAGAAGAAAATATCATTTATAGTAGCTGTTCATCTGCTGGTCAGGCAGTTTCTGTGACTGAAAATATTTTATCGAGCCTTTCTGCTGTCAAAAGACTAGAATGTTTAGATACTGTAAGTCTAGATTTTGATATTACAAATATGGAACCTGGAACAGAATATGCTATTAAATACAGAGTATTAGATATTCAATCTCTTAATACTATACCATTAAATGAGAAGACATATGAATTCTCAAACCCATGCTGCACCAATAAATTTACTCAAGAATATTTGAATGGATTTACTATTACTCCATCATCAAGAAATATTTCTTGCAAGGTACAAATGAGTCTCAGATGCACACAATCTGCTCTTGTAGAAATTTCTTTATTGAGGAACAGCACTACACTCAGCAGAGATATTGCACAAATCATATGCCCCATCTGTAAACTTGACACATCTATTAATCAACCAATTATTGAAAAAGCATTATTATCTAATATTAATGATCAGTTTACTATTAATTTTACAAATCTTGATGTTTTAGGAAATACCATCAATCAATCTTTTGGCACCAATAATACAGCTAGTGTTCCTAATATTATTGAGAACAATAATTCTTATATAGATACCCCACTTAGCTTAACAGCTAATAATCTTACTATTAATGGATATTACGAATATAAATTCTACACAATACCTGCGAATGCTCCCATATCTATAGAACCTATGACTGGAAGATTTTTTGCCGGAGAAACACAACAAACAGTAACATCCATGTTTAATATGACAAATAACCAAATCTCAATAATATATGCTTCTTTAAAAGATTTGGAAACTGGCGTTGTAAAAAACACTAGATTAGTATATTTGGTAAACACAAGAAATTGTTCCGAACTTCCCAGAAATTTTGAATTGATAGAATATCCACAAAATGTTTCCACAGAATCTGGATTAGAACTTGGAGAAACCTGTGATCCAAATAAATTGTTGAAAACATGTATATTGCCCCAATAGTGTATTAGTATAGTACAGAGACCAATAATATGATTAATAATTTGATCTTAAAAGTATCGTTATCTGATGGATGTTCAGTAGCACAGGATATATTAACCATAATATGTCCAACCAGTACTCCTACGCCAACAATAACGGCCACTCCTACGAATACTCCAACTCCAACACCTACAGCTACTCCATTGCCAATTAATCAGGTTTCATATTTCCTTAATCAGACAAATAATTATACATATACAGTTGGTGGTAATGTTGTTGCTAAGTTTGCAACCACTAATACAGACGTATCAAGCGTTAATATAAAGTTACCAATTGTTCAAACAAGCAGCCCAAATATTTTGACACCAATATCTATTATTTATCAAAATACTGTTATTGGCCAATTACAGATAGATCCATCTCGCATATTCCTTGGTACAAATGTCGATATATCTTTTGCTCTTTCCAATACCGTCTACCAGTACACAAACATTGCTCTAACGGCCCCAGCAATCAATTTGAGCTAGGAGTTTAAATAAATGATAATCACAACCAGATTTTTTATATTTACATATTTAGGCAAAGAACCGCTCACTCTTCTTACGCCACCATCAAATATGTCTTCTGATCAAAGAGCACAATATAATACATTTATACAAAATGTTGACTCTATTTATACATCTCAAAATAGTGCTGGTATTATTCCTACTTTTTATAAAACAAATGGAGTAGGAGATAAAAATTCTAGTCTCACTCAATTAGAGAGTAATAAAGCCTATTACGCCATTATGTCATCAACAGCAACATACCCAGTATTTGTTCCGGCTATAGGTGGTTTGGTACAAGGAAGTGGTGCAACAGGGTGTAGTGTTAGTCAAATACCGGTCATCTCATTCCCTGCTCCATCTTTTGTTCTCGAAGGAGAAAATCAAAATTATCAATATTTAAGTATTAATATTTCTCAATTACTACCCGGAACAAAATATCAATATAAACTAAGTAATTTTCAATCAAACTGGCCAGTTAAGATATTGCCAAAAGAAGGGGTTATTACACCACAGAGCACTAGCCAAAATATAAATGCTTATATGATGTTTGCTCCATCGCTTGATACAACAGATTGCCCAGATTGTTTTACAAATTACGTACTTGATCCAGACTATAAAGAAAATTATGGACAAAATAATTTGTATGCAATATTACAAGTTTCTGTAGTCGCAGAACCATTCGATTCTTGTATTCCTATTGTGCAATCTATTCCAATTAGATGTAAGTCTTGTCTACCCAGAAGAACAATCAGTTACCCATCTGTAAAATTTACAAATGGTCCAAAACTAACTCTTTCGGGAGCTTGTGGAGATCAAGCATTTCCAATTACTGTTGATGCTAGAAATTTTGATAAAGGTAAACCATATAAATATGTGTTTAGTGTTGATAATAATACATCTGTTATCACCCCTGCTAGCGGAATAGCAGGATTTGGAGATGGTGTGGGCCAGATAAGTGCGTTGGTAAATATTAAAAATGTATCCCCTATTGTTGCAAAAATTGAGGTGACATCTCAAGATGGTATGAATAAAACATCTACAGATTTTCTAACTATCGAATGTAGTAATTGCTAAAAAGGATAAAGCATGGCGATATATGTTAAAGGATATAATCCCTGGAATAATCCACAGATATATGGAAGTTTTGGAGACACAAGTTGTGGTCAATATGTGGGTTTAGGAGGTATTTATAATACCAGTCCATCATCAGTATTTTACCACAACACTTTTGCTCCTGAAGCTATTGATATTGGTGGTGGAGTACAGTCATTTAGTAGTTGTTATACTAATCCAATAGCTGATGGATATAATAATGCTCCCGATCTATGTCCTCCTTATGTGGGATCTTTTGCTATTGTTGACAATAATGGAGATGTCTACTTACACGCCCCAAAACATTATGTATATGCTGGGCAATTTGATGCCAATCCATATCAAACTATGTTTAATAAATTTGCTTCTTGGCCACAGCTTTCGGGGAAAAAATGGAAAAAGGTTTTATTAACACCATTTTCTCTTCACGCTATTACAACAACAGGACAATTATGGACTATTGTAAATAATAATGTTTATCAAAATCTGGATCAGTCTCGTCTAGAAGCATATAGCGGCTTGGGTTTGGGATATAGAAAAAGAGTTCCAACTATTTTCGGCAGTATAGCTGGTGGTGGAACTTTTATTAGTAGAACATATCCTATGTATGATCGCCCACAATCACCAATATTTAGCTATACCAATACTATAGATATTTATAGTCCACAAAGAATGGCTTTATTTGGACCAGAATATAGAAAAGTTCTTGGAGATGGTAATCCTGGAACTCTTACAACCATCCTAAATGCTAAAGCTGGTATAACTTCGTGTTCAAATGGACCCAGCTGGAGATTTAATGATGCCGGTAATTATGCAAAAATTCTAGATATGTATAATTCGGTTTATATTTCTTCTCATAGTAATGTTGCCAATGATGGTAGAACAAATTATACCTCTCCTGGAGACAATCAGCACAGATCATATACTATCCCTAGTCCATATTACACTGATTGGCCCAATATCAGATCTGGTTCACCAACCTGCGTACCCGCTAATACTGCTGGATGGTTAACCAGAATTACTATAGAAGGTTCTGTTGCAGATAATTGGAAAGATATATACTATGTGCATGGATGTTTTTATGGAGTAAATACTCTGAATCAGGTTTATGTTTGGGGTCCAAACGTTCCAACTCTCGGAGTAGTAGACTATCCTAGATTAACGACCTTGGGCGCAGACGGAGGATTAAGGAATATACAAGGAGGATCTACTGCCCCAGGCTACTCAGCATATACAGCATATGGCATAGACGGTAATGATGATCTAAAATTATGGACCGATATTTCATTAACGCCTGTAACTGTTTATGGTTCATTTAAAAAAGTTATAGCTGTAAATTCTCTTATGGGCTATAAAAGTGCAGCAAATGGTTTTTTCATAGCTTTAACCAAAACAAATGAAATAGTATTATTATACAACATATCATATAATCCAGGTATTGCATTCGATAGTAATCTGAGACCAGCACATAGTTTATCTACCATACCACTAGCATCAACACGAGGAGCGACATGGACAGATATTGCTCTAAGTGCTCCGTGGTTTGGATCCGGATCGGGTGTTAGTATAGACGCTATTAGAAGCGACGGTACGGTATTCAATATCTCTGGTATTACCACTACATTTGCTGGCATAGTAACACAGCTATCCAATCAATTATCTGCAAATTCATATTTTGCAATGACATCTAATGATGAATTTAGTCAAACATATGAAAATTATGAGCGTACCATATTTGCAAATTCTTTATCAAATCTGAATACATCATCAACAAAATATATAGTATTTCCTAATGCGGTATACAGTGATATCAACACCCTTATACCAACACCAACCCCTACTGCTACAAGTACTAGTACTCCTCCTCCCACTCCTACTGCAACGCCTACGAGAACACCGCCCGTTACTCCGACAACAACCAACACGCCTACTATGTCTGTTACTCCGACACAAACACCAACAGGAACAACAACCTGCACACCCACCAATACAGCCACACCAACTAATACATCGACAACTACGCCGACAGCTACCAACACCAGAACCCCAACTAATACTGCCACACCAACAAACACAATCACCCCAAGTAACACACCCACAAACAGTCAGACTCCTAGTAATAGTCCTACTATCAGCACAACACCTACTAATACGGCAACAAACACACAAACCCCAACCAACACACCAACAAATACACAAACTCCTACAAATACGGTTACATCAACTATTACTAGTACTCCTACTAGAACACAATGTTATTTTACTGATGTTATCCAAAATCCAAGCTTTGAAAATAATGAAACTCAAATATTAGAAAATTGGGATTATTATGGAGTTTATGTACTTGGAGGGACTAACAAACAAATAGGCTATCTCGGAGGACAGGGCGGAGTTGGACCACTCAGTAATGGTGACTATGCAGTAAGCTTAACTGGATATACTAATGGTTGGATCAGTCAATCGTTCTATACGAATGTGGGAGACTCTTATGCTATTAGGTTTAAATATACCGGAAACCCAGGCAATAGTCTAACACCCAATAATGTCTTGAAAACGGTAAGAGTAGCCATAGGAGAAAATGATAAATCTATAAATTGGTCTAGCGCCGACAAGAGAAATATTAAACCAATATCATCTAAGATGAAAACGACAGACTTCACGTTTTCTTCTGCATCATATCCCAATCATAGTCTTACTAATTTACAATGGGAAGATGGTATTATAACATATACAGCTACATCGGAAGTAACCAGAGTAGTATTTCAAGATTTATCAACCAGTGTAGATGGTAATGACGGTATTATTATCGATAATATAGTTTCTTGTGGAGCACAGTATTTTACTAAAACTCCTACTCCTACCTATACTAGTACTCCAACCAATACTCCGACATTAACATCGACAACAACCAATACTCCTACAAACACACCAACACCAACACAAACACCTTCTCAACCAGAAGATAAATATCTGTATTTCTGGGGGAAAAATATTGTTTCTGATACAACAGGAAAAGCTTTTAGAATTATTCCAGATAGTCGTACTTATGTACAAGTAGCGGATAATCCAAGAGTAGATTCTAAACTAGCTACACAACTATGGTCTAAAACATTGGCTCTGTCCATAGCTGAAAACCTAACATTCAGTTTTGCCGCAAGCGAAGACGGTTCGGAACTATACGGTTGGGGTGGGGCGGATGATCGTGACACTGATATATTTACAGAATTTTACTATCCAGAATTTATTTCCAAATTCCCAAATCAAAAAATTCTAGATATCAGCTATGGTCAAATTAGTAGAAATAATTATATTTTATATGTATTAACCAAAGTAATAAATGATGATCCTTTAGTTCGTGCTGCTGGTATAAATGGAATACTATTACCAGGATATGATTATTCAGTAAATCCAGTGGCGACCATATATCCAAATATTAGGGCTACTACAGGATATTCTCTTCCATTGCCACAGAATGTCTATGTTGTAGCACCAAAAGGCATAAATATTTTATATTCTATACCAATTGGAAATAATAGTGCTTCTTTAGGTAGATTAGCAAATATTGAAGATATCTCGAATGGTGTCAATTCAGGTATTCCGGCATACAATAGTTCAGCCACCAAAACATCTATGAGAATATTGAATACAATATTACATTCTGGGATAACTTTGATAACTCAAAGATTTTCTTTTGTGTCTATGAGTGGGTACAACTCTATTCCAAACGCTTTCCCATTCCCTGTTTCAAACAATATACCACAAGGTCCAGATATTGATATTGTAACTAAGTTTGATAGGTCTGCGGGTATAAAAACTATCGTATCTAGTATACCACTTGCCCCAGATAATAATTTACCTCCGCTATCCTATAGCGAAGGACCATATCATTCTATGTTGATTAGTCAGACCGGTAAATTATTTGCCAGAGGATCAAACGAGGGTCGTTTTGGAAATAATGGTACCGGTGGTACATCTACTTTTGTAGAAATAGGCAGTGATAATAATTGGAAAACTGTTGTTTGCGGAGTTAATCACACGCTTGCGCTCAAACAAGATAATTCATTATGGTCATGGGGCTGGAATAATCATGGACAGTTAGGACTTGGAGACAACCTAGATAGATACGCACCTGTTCAAATTCCTGGAGATTGGACTAAAGTTAAAGTATTTGATGGAAATATTGGACAGCATATTAATTATGGTATACAGGGTAATGGGTCTGTATGGTATTGGGGTTCCTATGTTGGCAATACTCCTGTTTTACTAGATGATTCTATAGAGTATGAAGACTTTTCATTTAGTTGTCGATCATATGATCCAACACCAACACCAACAAATAGTCCTACTCCTACTATTACTCCAAGCAATACCGCAACTAATACGCCAACTAATACTCCGACTATATCCTCAACACCAAGTCAAACCCCAACAAATACATCAACACCAAGTCAGACTCCAAGTAACACACCAACAATTAGTTTCACCCCAACTAACACTCCAACTATTAGTTTCACTCCAACTAATACTCCCACCATAAGTTTGACCCCAACAAATACCAGAACTCCATCAAGAACTCCAACAATTACTCCAACAAATACCGTAACTCCAGGATTGACTGCTACTCCAACAGCCACTCCAACACAAACACCTACAAATAGTGTAACTCCAACCAGAACACCCAGCAATACTCCAACAAACACATTTACTCCAACAAACACATCAACACCAACCAACACACCAAGCTTTTCGCCTACCAATACCGTAACACCCAGTAATACTCCTACCAATACAGTCACTCCAACATATACTGCTACTCCAACACCCAGTCCGAGATATGTGAATGTTCTAAGTGTAGAACAGTCAAATAAATCGGCTATAGTAGGACTATCTGCTACTGGTTCTTGGACACAAACATTTACAAATAATATTTTTGGTAGATTATCTAGAATAGAAACTATGTTTGTTGGATTATATAGTGGTACAGGTACAGTGCAAATTTACAGTGGACAACCAGGTAATAATATGACACTATTACATAGCCAAAGTGTCAATATTCAGGCCAGTAATTCTTATCAATATAATACTTGGGATATTACTTCTGGAATTAATATCAATTTAATACCAGGATCTACATATACTATTAAATTTATGCCAAATAATGATTTACCAGATCCATACGGTATGGTAATTAGTTTAAATAATCAATATATTGGAGGAGCTTTCTGTGAGGATGATTCGTGTATTAAGAAGGATAGAGATCTGGTGTTTAGGGTTTATGTAGGGGTGTTAGCCACATCCTAGGAGAAAAATAGATGATCGAATTTGTACAAATTATAAATGGATCAATTAATCGTGGTGTATTACCATCCCTTAATGGAGCAGTATTAACATCTTATAATCCTCACGGATGTAATGCTGCGGTATTTGATTATTTTTTGGTAATAACTGGTCAAGACGGAGTATCAAATCGCAGAGAGATATTCCTATTTACAATCAACCACAATACATTTGGTGCTGTTAATATTGGTGGAAAAATCTATGCCCCATACGGAGGAAATACTCCCGCTAAAGAGACATTTGTTGGACTACCTATTCCACTAAGCGGTGAAAGATATTTCATAGATGTTAGACCAAATAGACTAACACCAAATCCACACTGGGCTATGAATCTATGTATATCTGGAAATGGTTTGGCGTTTACCAAAGATGGTGTTACCGCTGGTTTATGTGCAGCTCCACTAGGAACTATTACACAACCATTACCAACCCCACCTCCAACATCTACTCCTACTCCTACTCCTACAACAATCATATCTCAATGTAAATATAATTTAACTATCAACCCAAAAACCCATGGACCAAATACTCCATTAGATACTGGCGTTGATATAGATATAACAAATGGTAGAAATATCCGACTAGTAATAGGTACTATTGGAACGATAGATTCTAGTTTTGGTACTCCAAGCGGACCCAATGGACTTCCAAACACCGTTGGACCTAATTATATATTTGAAAGACAGTCGTTGTTGGGTAAAATAGGAATGAATGGAACCCCATTCAAGGTAGGAACATCATATAATAATATACCAACAACAAGCGGTAGACTCTACTTGTTTGTAGATTTATCTTCTCCGAGTTTTGCTACAGGCAGTTTTTTATCGTCCATCAGTTACGGCTTTACACCCTGCATAAGTCAAACACCAACATCTACAGCAACTCCAACAACCACCCCTCCATCTACACCATGTATATTTAATAATAGTATACTTAGTAATAGTAGTTTTGAGAATGGGGTTACAGATTGGGATAAATATGCTGTTAATTTAGCTCCAAATAAAGGTAAAATAGCTTTATCTTTACCTATGAATGGAACTAATGGTTCACAAAATTTCTTAGATACTAGCCCAGAGGGAAAAACGGTAAAAGTATACGAAGACGCGACAATCAGTACTCTTAACTATAGAGTTGGAGGATCCAGCGCCTATTTCAACCAATCTGCTATAATTAAAGATTCAATAGTATGCAATAATTTTTATTTAGAGGCCAACAAATCTGGATTTTTTAATACAGGTGTTTATTTTAATACAGGAGAAAATATTTTTATCTCCAGTGAAGGCTGTGCTACATTTAATGGAACGAATCCTTTTTCAGGAGGATATATTAATGGTGTTATAGTTGATTCTGCTAATCCAACACTGGGTTCAGTATCAAACAATAATAATGTTATATCTTTTGGAAAGACATATTCTGGTAAAGCTCTATCATCTGGCTACCTATTTTTAGGAATAAATGATTCGTTCTATGGAGATAATACTGGAGGATATTGTGTATGTGTGAAAAAAGATATCCTGGACCCAGACTGTAACAGCATAACTAATAGTCCTAATAAATTTATAGATCAAACAAAATGTAAACAAAATATTCAGAATTGGATTTATCTAGATGATAGTCAAGATTGGGATTTTATTTGTAGCGGAGATTTTACGCTTGAGATGTGGATCAATTTTGATGATGTGTCAAAAGTTATAGGTATCTGTGGACAATCAGACGGACCATTATTAAATAATAAATGGGGACTATATTATAATGGAACATCCACAACAAATGTTGTTAACGTTGGACATATAGGTATATTAATTGGAGATAAAACATTCTCTTCATCTATTAGCGTACCATGGAAACCTATTACTGGAAGATGGTATAATTTAGCAATTACTAGAGAAGATAATAATTGGAAATTCTTTATAGATGGACTACAAATAGGTTCAACAGTTATCTCATCTCTTAGACCGGGAAGATCATTAGGACAACTAAGAATAGGCGCAGACGGCGAAAATTTTGCCAGATTTAGTGGATTCATGAATAGTTTTAGGATAGTCAAAGGGTATGTTGCTTATAAGAATAATTTCATTCCGTCTACTACCCCACTTACAAATAATCTTCCTATCACTGTCAGCAATGCTGATGTTGATTCTGTTGTAGATGGAAACGAATGCTTGTTACTAAATGCCGATGGATGGGTGTCCCAATCTTTCTTAGCTAGTCCTGGCCAAAGATATATTTTAAGATTTAAATATAGCTCAGATATAGCTAATAAAAATATTCTTTTGCCTACACCTACCGTTACTCCAAGTATAACTCCATCTAGAAGAAACTTTACCCCATCAAATTTATTAGATCAACAAATTACTGTTGGTAGTGGTCCAGTCGATTTAGTTTCTGATCCAATAAACCGTAAATTATATGTTGCTAATTCTCTAAGTAATAATATTAGTGTAATAGATCCATATTCATATAAAACATTGAATACATTCGACACAGGAGCTGGACAGTGGACATCGGTAGTATCTGGTGGCGTGGTGAATACTGCTCCCGGAAAATTTGCCAAAACATCCGGCAGTAATAACTGGAATGCTCAGGTATACTCCAATGAAGGGTTCGTAAGAAGCGCATACTGCTCCGCTCGTGCATCACAAACCAATGCCGGTATAATGTTTGGTCTAACCTCTGACCCAAAAGCAGATGCTGATTTTACTGATATAAATTATTGTTGGTATTTTAATTCTAATGGAATTTTAGAAATTTATGAAAATAATGTCAGTAGAGGAGGTTTCGGAACATATACAACTTCTACTGTTGTATCCATTACATATGACGGAAATAATATTATATATGCAAAAGACGGAGCAGTACAGAGAACCGTCAGTCGTCCAATAGGCAGCGCATTATTTTTAGATAGCAGTTTCTTCAACGTTTCATCCGAATTAAATGCTGTTACATTCGCCCCATCCGTTACAGGACAAGGTGGACCAGTAGCACTAGGAATTAATAAGAAAACTAACAAGCTGTATATAGCCAATAATACTAGTAATATGGTTACTATTATAGATACTAATACAGATGCTTTTATTGGTAGTATAAATATAAATGATGGGCCAAAAAATATAACAGTAGATGATATATTAAATAAGGTTTATGTATCTACAGATACATCTGTTGTTGTGTTAGACGGATATAATGATAAAGTTTTATATATTATTAATTGCAGACAATATAATGCTAAACCAGGTAAAGTTGTTTTAGATACATCCTTAAATAGGGTTTTTGTTCTATTAGATCAACCATCATATAGTAACAGCACACCCTCCCTCCTATATTTTGATGGTAATAGTAATGTTACACCCACCATTAATACTATCATATCCGAACCATTAAAAGACTTCTATATAGACTCTACATCAAATACCCTACACGCAACATTTAAGTTTACAGGATATGGAAAAGATAATCAACTATTTAAATTGAATACTCTGAGTACGAATAAGTCCTTGTCTGCTGAATGTTTCTTGTCAGGAACAACCAAGCTTATGGTTTCTGGCTTAGACCTAATATATGATCAGGCTACTGGTAGAACTTATCTATATGACAGATCAACAAATACACTATACTTAACATATTCATCTAACATAACTTCTTCGACCAAGAAAGTATTTGTTACTTCAGGTATAGTTTATGCTGGCTCTTTTATTAAGATTAACGAGGTTTACGACGATCCTAGATTAATTTTTATTAATAGCAGTAATTCTAGAATATTCTTTGTTAATGTGCCTAATCAGTTACCACTATCGGTTTCTTTAGACACTGTTTCCACAGGAAATAGACCAATTGATGGAGATATCAATCCTTTAACACTGAAGGCATATATAACTAATTTTAATAGCGAAGATATAACAATAGTAACAGGATTAACTAATAATCCGATTACTTCTGTCTCTAGACAATCTGTTAATGTTGGTAAAAATCCAAGAGCATCAGCTATCAATAAAAACACCAATAAGATCTATGTATCCCTGATTACCACAAGTCAAATAGCAGTAATAAATGGATCCACAGATACAGTTGAACAATATATTAGCGTTAATAAATTTCCCAAATATATAACAGTCGATCACGCCCTAAATCGCATATATGTTTCCACCGCCTCAACAATAGATATTATAGATTGTACAACCAACACAATAATAGCATCTATTCCCCATAATTTATCTGCTGGACAATTAGGCAAAGCCATAATTGATTCAAATGCCAGAAGAGTCTTTTTCATGGTGGATTACACATCATTACTTAATCCTGCTAATGGTAGCTACTCTGTAGTCGCAGACCCCAACGACCCATCATTGCTCTATTTTGATACTAATTTTACATCTGTTCCAAATTTAGCAAGTATTAATTATGGTCCAATAAGTGATTTCTTTATTGATGAATTTTTTAATAATTTATACGCTATTCCTTTCAATGATACAACAACATCTTTCTTAAGAATCAACACTGTTACCTTAGCCAATAGTACCTCTCCAAATATTCTCGATCCAAATAATAAACCAATTCAAATTGGGAATTCATTGTTATATTACAATACCGTTTCCAGCAGAGTTATACTACACGATCCCGATGCTCAAATTATTTATACATTCTATTCTTTAGCTCTTAGTGGAACAACAGATATTAAGACGAATGTATACTTAAATAATGTTATAAATATTAGATCTCTATTTATTAATACTGCATATGATGATAATAAAGTATATCTATTAAATAGTGACTATGATAGAATTAATATCGCTGATCCATCAACCGTATTGAATGTCACATTTACTCCAACTCCGACTAGGGCAACGGCCACACCAACGCCAACGCCTACAATTACACCCCCAAACAATGCTAAAAATCTTATAGTTGCTATAGGTTCGGATAGTGGTTCTACATTATGGAAAAATCCAACATCAGAATTTGATCCGGTAGTAGGCTTGACACAGACCGTATTTAGCTATAACCCAGATATTTATCCAAACCATTCATTAAATAATGTTGTTTGGACTGAAGGCGTTGTATTATACACACCAGCAACCCCATCTAATAGAATAGTATTCAAGACAACTTCAGGTAACATTTTACTGGATTCTATCAATATTTGTGGACAACTAAATATTACCAAAACACCAACACCAACCAATACGATAACACCAAGCATCACACCCACCAAAACACCAACAAGTAGCGTTACACCTAGCGTTACTCCAACCATATATACCGACCCATCGTTAAATATTAAACACTATCTTGGTGTTAGTAGAAAAAAGCGCCTATATAGCTGGGGATTGAATAGTAATGGAGAATTAGGTCAAGGAGACACTATTTCTCGTATCACCCCAACCCTATTTAGGGTCCCAGGATGGAAAAGAGTCATAAGCAACCCATACTTCTTAACTGCATCACCATCCAAGGATATCGGCAATTTATGGTACGGCATCAAAAATAATTATACTTTATGGGAATGGAGAGAAAAATCACCTTCTACCCTTGATGGTGAATTGCTGTTCGTTACTCCTAATGTCTATAGTTTTGTTTATAAGAATGCAAGTTCTATATACTATATTCATAGCGATTCTCGTAAGCTATATAGTTATGACTTAATACAGTATCAAAGAAGCTATCAGCCAATTATAGATGAAAAAGTTTATGATGTAGTAAGCATAGCTCCAAATTTCTTTGCTGTTTTATATGATGGCGAAACAGATTTATTAATCCGCATCAATGGTGAAGATAGCTTTTTGAAATTCAACAAAGATGAATACCTACAATTATCAGCAAATAGTAATGGCACCCTCTTTGCTATAAAAAATGATAACAAGCTCTATGCATTAGGCAATAATACTAATGGTCAAATAGGTAATAATAGTAAACAATATATACAATTTTTAACTAAAATTGGTAATATGTCATGGAAATTTATAAGTAGTGGACAAAAACACACCCTTGCTATTAATACAGATGGTAATCTATATGGCTGGGGAGATAATTTCTATGGTCAACTTGGAGACGGAACTGCAAGAGAAAGACTTGTTCCAACAGCGTCGGTGAATACATCTACGGATTGGACAGAAGTTTTTGCAGGCACGACCTATTCTCTTGGTAAACAATCTAGTAATGTTTTATATGGCTGGGGTCAAAATAATGAATATATGTTAGGCCTCTTCCCTCCAACAACAAGCAACATATCTGCACCAACAGCACTATTAGGTTATTGGACGGACATTACATTATCTAGCAATAGTGTTTTTGCTCTTGGAGAACCACCACCAACACCCACACCATCAGTTACAACTACAGTAACTCCATCTATTACTCCAACAAAAACACCAACACAAACACCAACAACCAGCAATACTCCTACTAAGACACCAACATGTACAGGTACTTCGACCCCGACAAATACTGCTACTCCTACTAATACTGTAACAAATAGTGCAACACCCACTAATACTCCTACTCCCACATTAACCGGTACTGTAACTGTAACACCAACCGTATCTAATACGCCAACAAATACAGCTACTCCAACTAATACTGCAACTCCTACAGTAACAAGAACTCCAACAAATACGCCAACTAACACAATCACTCCAAGTAGTACTAGTACGCAAACTCCTACAAATACTCTAACAAATACTCCAACAAATAGTGTCACTCCTAGTATTACTCCAACCATGACTCCCACTCAGACTATGACAAACACTCTGACAAATTCACCAACACCAACTATCACTCCATCAACAAGTCCATTGCTTACTGTATTTTTCTATTATATTTCTGAAAGCCAATCTGATATTTGTAATAATAAAGAGGCCAATACAGTTAGAGTTATTAGTGTATACGATAGAGATAATAGTTTACAGTCTGGATCTTTTATATACAAAGATAAATATGCAAATACAAAATGGGTATTTAATGATTTAGAAACTATACTAAATACCAGCGCCCCTGTAATATATATGTTAGAGCTAAGTTCTAATAAATTATCTACACTTATTGCAGATAATAATGGATATGCTATAATAGATGAACAAGACATTAGTTGCTAATAGAATTGATTATAATATATGCTATACAATATAAATTTATCACAATATAATTTATGTCATACATTAACCACCACTACAGTAGATATAGATACTACTGATATAAGTGTTGGTAACTATCTATATAAAACAAATAATATTCCTTTTTTATGGACAGAATTAAGAGCTATAAGCTCATTATTTGCCACATCTAGAAGTTTCTATCTCAATAGAACCAATGATACGACCACCATACAAGTAAAAGAAGACTTGACAAATGGCTATGCATTAATTGTGGAAGTCAACGCAACATGTCCTACTCAAACTCCTACTCCGTCCATTACAGCATCCAATACTCCCACACCAACTAATACGCCAACACCCACTAATACTAGAACGCCCACAAGAACCCCAACTGTTACACCTAGTCCTCCTTTAAATAGATATTTATATTATGTCTCATCTAATTTAGAAGATGTTTGCTATAATAGATCTTCTACAGTAGTTAATCCTATCAGTCTGTTCGATATTAATTCAACCCTAGAAATAGGGTCTTTCATATATAAAAACTCATCAGCTACTAGCAGATGGTTATTTAGTGAACTCACCACAAGATTAGGTGTTGTGGTATCTAAACTATATTTAATTCAGAGTAGTACAGGTTTGGTGGCCAGTATAATTTCTGGAACGGGTGGCTTTGCCGTCGTCGATGCAGACAACATACAATGTCCTGCTATGCAAATGTCAGATGAAACATATTTATTATGTCATACAAATTCATATGTTAATGTACAAATCAGCACAAAAAGTTTAGCAATCAGCAATTATATTTATAAGAATAATGGTATAGATAATTGGACTTGGACAGAGTTAGTGGCATTGGATCCATCTTTTTCTGGTGCTGTAAAATTATTCTTAAAAAGGAATAACTATATTATACGTATAGAGCAAGACATAGCAACAGACTATGCTGTTATTACAGATACAACCACCATATGTCCAACACAAACACCTACTCCAACCAGAACATCTACACCAACTATAAGTGTAAGTCCGACAGTATCAGTCACACCATCTAATAGCAACACTCCTACTCCGAGCATTACTCTAAGTCGCACACCAACAAACACCCCTACTCCATCATATTCTCCTACTCCAACACCTACAGCAACAGACCCATTGAATGGAGTATACTATTATCTTTCTAATGATTCTTATGCTTTATGTCATAATAATCCTGGTAAAATAATTTTAGTTTATGATAATAACGGTATACTAAATATTGGAGAAATATTATATCAAACATCAAATGCTTTAGATATTTGGATGTATAGTGAGCTATTAACACTATTAGGTTTACTATCATCTGATGAACTATATATTAGAAGACAAATAGGTGCTTCAACAACAACCTACAAGATAATATCTAATCAGAATGGGGAATCAGAAGTTGCAGATATTCAAGTTTGTGTTACACAAACGCCAACACCAACTCCAACGAACACTCAAACACCCACTAATACTCAAACACCAACACAAACACTTACTAGTACTCCTACAAATACAAATACTCCTACTACTAGTGAGACCCCAACAAACACACCTACCAATACAAATACTCCTACAATGACGGAGACACCAACCAACACACCTACACCAACTAATACGGCCACACCAACTATAACAACTACTCAAACACCAACTAATACTAGTACCCCAAGCGAAACACCAACTAATACCCCAACACCAACCAACACATCAACAGTAACTCCTACTGCCACAACAACTAGTACCACTACAGTTACTCCTTCTCCAACAGCTATTTATATTTATAAAGCGATAAATATGAAAATTAATAGAGTAATTATTGGACATAATTATAAAGTAGAATTGTCTACAGACGATATTGGATTGGCCAAGGTTGAACCATCCATAATAACATTTACAGGAACTTATGATCCTCAAAATATAGCATTTAAAATAGGGTTCTCTGCTGCTTTAGCTACCATTATATTAAATGCCAAAGTAACAGATTTAGATACAAATATGATAGAATATAATACTGTATTTATTAAATGTAATGAAATACAAGATTGTTATTAAAAGGACATTTTATGGCTATTAAAAATATATCATTGTCTGATGTTGCAGATAAACTAGTTGTCAGTAGTATGAACATTAACGATAGTTCATTGACGGAAAGAAAAAACAACATCTTTTCAACAGCATCATACTATTTATTCTCAATTAATAAACCAGCTTTTGCTATAGAACTAGCAGAGAACATCAATCCTGTAACTTTCAGTCCGTCTAGAGACTCTCCACCTTTGTCTACATAATATGATCACCAATAATCTTCAAATTTATAGCTGGACATATGGATATTATATCGACAGTATCACTAATAAAAAATTATCTATCGGTGATATTGTTAGATATAAAAATATCAATAATAATAAAGTATTATTTAATAATACAATAAATGTTGTTTCCAAACCGGCTGGTGGAGGCGAGATAGTAGGAGATATTATTCAGGATTATAATGGTATATTTGAAGATAATGATATATTAGATGAAAGTAGACAATATATCAAAATACCTTTTGATGAATTAACAAATATTATTGATATAGAAATCAATGCCGATATTTTTTCTGATATTTATAATGTTGAAGGAAAAGCACAGAGTAGTTTACCAACAGATAAATCCTCATATTTATCTTTATATCTATATGATGGTACCGAAATAAAAATAAGTATTACCGATTTTATTTATTCTGATACTAATAAAATTACAGTTAATTTACCGTCTACTATATATTATGTTAAAGAAATTAGATTCTATGGACCAAGACCACAGAAAAAACAAGCAATAGGATCTTCTATAGAACCCAATATCAATATTTCTGCTGAATATCACCAGTCTCAAGATGGTATTATTAGGAATTGGGGTTATGAGCCAGAACTCTATAACATAGATACCACCACCTTTAGATTAACAGATCCATCACTTAATGGTAGAAATAACTTAATTTTTAAAGAAAATATTTTAACTAATTTTCAAAATTATACTAGATCAAGATATAATCCACTAAATATTTCTTCTAATAACTCACTAATAAATATCGATACAAATAGTAGTCTGACAGTATCCAAGTCTGCTCAAACATATGGTGCTCTATTTGGATATTTAGAATTAATATCTACAGATAGTACTAATACCTCTAATATATTTTTAAAAAATGTTACATTTAATTCTCCTGCATATTTTTACAATATCAATGAAAACCTCATACCTCCAAAAGATCCCACTATTGTTGATGGAGGATTATATCTAGTTAATCCTCAAGATAAAACACAAAAACAAAGAGTTGTACATTTATTTTCTCGAAATTGGAATTCATATTTGGATTCTCTTGACGATAACTGGGTGAATGATGCTATTGTACTAGCCAATAATTTAAATAGATCCTCTGTTATATCTCCATATTTTAATTTGGATGATTTTGAATTTTTAGATACATATGAAGCAACTCCTGTGAGATTAACACATCTTAATATAACAGTGGATACTGAAAAACCAACACCTACGCCGACGCAAACACCAGATAGTACGTTAACTCCTACTCCCACACCAACACAAACCATAACACCATCCGTTTCAGCGCCTCCTATTAAATCTGGATACGTTTATGTTTGGGGAACAAATGGCTATAATGATGAACAAATAATTAATCCTGTTCAAATAGACCAAGATAACAACTTCGTTGGTATCAATTTATCATTCACCAACATATTCACAGGCTTAAACCACCTGATCGCATCAAGACAAGACAAGATATTATTCCCAATTAAAGACAATCGTTCTTCTCAGCTAGGTCTTCCTTTTTCAGATAATATTAAACAATTAAATAAACTTAATACTGTAATAAGTACTATTAATAGTAGATGGAAAAATGTATCCATAGGTGATGACTTCACATATCTGCTCAATAATGACAATGAAGTTTATAGATGGGGATCAAACCGTTTTGGTCAATTAGACTCCACATACAATCAATTACCTCTACCAACTCAACTTATACTAGATAATACATTTTATTTCTTAGACGTATCTTGTGCCAAAACACACGCTTTTGTTATAGATAATTTTGGTTCTTTGTATGTTTGCGGAAGTATAGATGGGTATAGTTTTAGTAAGTTTACCAAATATAATAATGAAAACTGGATTAAGATTTTTACTAACGAAACCCATACCTTTGGAATCAAGCCTAATGACACAGCACTATATGTACTCAGAGGAAAAGTAGCATCAGATGTATTATCATTTAATCATACTCCACAAATTATAGATCATAATATAGAAAATTATAGGAGTATAGATGCTGGAGATAGTCATTTATTAGTTATTAAACAAGACGGATCTTTATGGGTTTTTGGAAATAATGATTATGGTCAATTAGGTACAGGAGATAATGATTCTGTATATGATAGATTAATAACAAAAGATACTTATCAAAATTGGGTTAAAGTAGCCGCTGGAAGCAGACATTCGTTGGCAATAAACACTATTGGGGTATTATATGGTTGGGGATCTGGACAAGATTACCAGTTTGGTTTTGTTCAAAACGACTTTAATATACCAACATTAATTTGGGGAGGTAATTGGATAGATATATCGGCTAAGGGTAATTTAAATGGAGCTATAGCTGGGGATTATATATTCCAAGAGTTAACCACTCAAACCCCAACACCCACTCCTACTAATACCTCAACTCCGACTATCACACCAAGTATTAGTGATACGCCACCTCCAACACCTCCACCACCATCACAATCGGCAACAACAACAAGAACTCCAACACCAACAGCAACACCAACAAGAACCAGTACTCAAACTCCAACCCCAACTCCAACACAACCGATATTCCTATTCAAGATTATAGATGTTTTACCAGTTACACCACCACCAACACCGTCACAAACACCACCACCGGTATCACCCAGCGCATCTCCGCCTGTGGAAGTGTATGATTTTACAGCACTATCATTTATAGTATAGGATTAATTATATGGCACTAGTAGATCCAGTAGTAGACAATAGCTTAGTATACATGATTTCAAATGGTAGACAGAATTTACATATTCTGAATACAAGAAATCAAATAGATGATATCAACCTTAATGGTTTAGCAGAGACTATAACTGTGGGTGGTGTTCAATATGCAGCTAAGAGAATATATAGTGTTATAGTATATAGTGGTGAAGTATTGGCTGGCGGAGATTTTGGACTTAAAAAATGGAATGTATCTACTAGAAGATGGGAAAAATATGCAACATTTACTGGCGGAATTAGTAGTCTAATTAATAAAGGATTATTTCCTAATAGCGTACTTGGTATGAAAGTTTATAATGGTAAACTTTATATCTTTGGTAATTTTGTAGATAGCCTTGTTGGTAATTCTGCATCCTCAGTTACTTCAAGATATCTAGTTATATACAATGGATCCTTTTTTGAACCAGTAGCGGGCGCGAACAGTCTGCCGATTATCAACTTATCTAATTATGGACTATTGAGCAAATCAACAACTAACTTTGCATTAAATGATAATATTTTTTCTTTCTACGTATATAACAACAATATTTATATTTTAGATAAAGGCATATTTACTGGAAAATCAACGCTACAGGATATTGTAAGAACAGATGCCGGTGCAGATATAGCTAATGATGGAACAACGCTAATTTATTATTTATTAGATGGTTCCTCAACCGTTGCTACAAAAAAAATTAATGGACAGGTACTGAACGATTATCAAATAGACAATACTCTCTACATCACATCTGCTGTTAAAAAAACAGGATCAGAATATCAACAAAATATATTTTCTTCTATTAACTTAGAAACATCAGAAATTTCTAGAGGTAACGAAATATTTCTTGGTACTACTTATGCATCTGTAATAGGAGACGTATTTACTAATTACAACGTAGAATCCAACTCTACATCATCAGCCGCAAGCAATAAATGCACTAAATTTTTGAAACAAAATGATGTAAGTTTTAGAAAAATTCATAATGGAATTTCTATACAAAATGGAACATATGAACAAACTAAATCTGCAATTTTAATAGACACAAATAATAATCTATGGGCTTTGAAATCACCTTGGGTAGAAACCAATATTAATGCAGCATATTATGTGCCACTTTCTCAAGAAACACAATATAAGCTATTTGTAAGATATAATTTAGATTATGGTCCACTAAAACTTAATGGCAGAATATCAGATGCGGTAATGGGCTTAGATACTGTAGCGATACTAACAAATTCTGGAGAAATTTATATTTGGGGGAAAAATAGTCATGGACAATTAGGTCCAGATATTCCTATTGGATCAACAATAGATTCTCCGGTGAAAGTTTTTGGGTCTGGATATAAAAAACTATACGTTTGTGACAATACCTACTACGCATTAAAAGATGATGACACGCTATTTGCTTGGGGACAAAGCACTACCGATTTAGGTGGACAATTGATTCCTGGAGTAGCTGGTAATGCTGTTCTACCTGTACAGATAGAAATACCTATTGGAACGAATGATACCCCAATCAACAGAACAGGAGTCAGTAGTGTAGCGGATGAGATGGGTAGTTTTTGGAGTAGTATTAGTCCATCTCCTGTTGGTGTGTATGCTATTGATAAAACTGGACTACTATTCTTTTGGGGAGGTCCAGAAGGAACATCCTCATATCCTATTACTAGAACAGTTTCTGGTAATTCTGAAACACATACAGGACTATTTGATATAGATAATATTAGGCCGGTACCAAAACCTTCTGAACCAGGAAAAGCCGTTTTGATAGGTTGTCCAGCATTCACTAATGATCAAACCCCTGTCACAGGAGATCCCGGTAAATATACGTCAATATCCCATGATAGTTGCTGGTATAATCAAATATATAACTTTAACTTTTCTATATTATCAAATTCCACAGGCGTTCAAAGCAATATATATAGTTTGCTCAATAAGTCTATTAATGCTAATTTAATTTTTGTTAGTAGTTTTGTAGCCTATACATATGTTATTAATGACAAGTCATATTCTTCTATATGGCATAAGAATTTTCTTAATGATGAAACGAATGAAAACTCTCTAGGTCAAATTAGAACATCCACATGGCTCAAAACATCTGAAGTACCATCGTATGTAATCAATTTACCAATACCTCAAGCAAAAACGCTGGCTGCTGGAAATGCATACGAGCTAAATCTAAACAGCAATCAGTCAAAACAATTGGTAATCAAGTTTAGATTCAATAATAAGCCTTATTGGACTATTAATAGTGTTGGTGGTGTCAGTATCCTCGGAGGTATCAATTCCAACTCATCAAATTTGACGAATATCCGCCTTTGTTCTATAGATTCTTCTGATAGTTTGAGAATAGATACTGGAGCACCAGTTAAATACGACTATATTACAAAAACCAAAAAATGGAATTTTACTAATCAGTATTATGCTTTGGACCAAAATGGCGAACTATACGGACTTCCATATTCTGGTTATATAGGAACATCCAATAGATATCCTTTTACTCTTCCGTTTAAGTATTATATAAATGCTGAAAATAATAATTTTACCGGCGCTACCACACTATTTGACATAAACAATTCTTATATTTCTGATATTATCATTAATAATAATCGATTGATTATCGGTGGATATATACCTAATGGAAATAGCTTTTATTCATATAAGAGTTTAGCAATATATGATTTGGAACAGAATGCTGTTGTTAATCTATCTATTGATCCTACATCTTTAATTAGTACAGTAATTAATAATCTAGTTCCTCAATCAGAATGGGTTCAACCACCTCCTCCACCAAGCCCAACTCCAACACCGACACAAACACCCACGATGAGTATTACTCCATCTAATACTCCAACAATAAGTCTCAGTCCAACAAATACTGTCAGTCCTACTAACACTAGAACGCCAACTTTAACAATTAGCGAAACTCCAACTTTAACACCAACTATTAGTCAAACACCAACACTAACTCCCACTATAACATCTACCAGAACACCTCAGCCAACCCCAACTAGAACACCCACAAGAACAGTGTCGGCAACTCCAACAAATACCAGAACTCCGACACCCACTCCTACTCAGACTCAAACAATGACTCCTACTAATAGTCCTAGTCCCAGGAATTCATGGGATATTGATGGTCAACAAATTGTCTTCACAGATGCCGAAAGAAATGCTGTTGGTCTGAATTGTGCTTGTATAGCAGAAGAAACAGCTGCTAGAGAGGGAAGATAAGTACGGTGTATAATACTTTGAACAATTAAGGAATATATAATTATGGCTAATTTTAAAGTTAATTTCATTACTAATAGCAAAGTAATCAATTTTACCAATTGCTGTTGTCCAAATCTTATAAATGTTGTTTGTAGAGACTTAGAATTGGGACAAAAGTATTATGTATCGTTTGATGATACCCCAACATATAGAGCCCAAGTTTTTCCTGCAAAATACTCGTTTATAGCACAAGCACAGGTTGTAGGATTTAAAATTATCAATGGTGGACTCAACTATACTTCTACTCCAACCATAACTATAACGGGCGGAGGAGCGTCTACAAATGCTAGGGCTACAGTTACTCTCACAGAAAAAACTTTCGCCAATAATGTTAAAACAAAAACTATTACTGCTATAAATCTGATAGATCCAGGTAGCGGCTATACCAGTATGCCAACTGTTACTATTACAGGAGGTGGTGGTAAGGATGCGGTTATTAAACCTATTTTAGGTAATGTAGTAAAAAATTTAACCTTTTTTGTAGCGTTTGGATGTAATGAAAAAAGTATGCCAATTCCTACTCCGTATCCAAGCAATACTCCTACACTTACTCCTACTCCAACACTCACTCAAACTCCAACACTTACACCTACTCCAACATCAATATCTTTGGAGATATTACCATCTAATATTACTACATATACATCTCCTTTAGGTCAAACTATTACGCTAGAAGATTACTTTACTGATAGGACTACTTATCCTGTTAGGGTATATTATGGTGTTACAGGTCAAAGTGTTGTGGTACCTCCAGATTATGATTATGCTGTTTTCATTAAGGGTGACGGAACTGTTACAGATAGTGCTGTTGTTCCTGGAACTAATATTTCTTTTAAGAGTCAAATTTTATTAGGAAAAGGTATTTAAAATAAGACTATAAACAAATTAAGATAGAGGAAACAGATGCCAGGACCGATTGTAAACCCAAGAACAGGTCAAAATTCAGCGTGTATAGACGTTAGATTCGCACATAGCGGATTAAATGCAGACCTCAAGCTAGGTGCTGCTCCACTAGTCTCTATCAATAGGGATTTTTTGCAAGATGGTGCTGGAACTATAATCGGCGTTAATACAAAAATTAATTTATCAGGACAAATTAGACCTAGTGGTACTCAACTTGGTTTTACAGAACTTCTTAAGAGAGAAAAAAGATTAAGAGATCTATTCTCTTATGGTGCTGGTGATTTTGAAATCATCAAAGAGGGTAGTGTTATATTTAGCGGAATAAACGCTAAAGTTTTATCATATTCTACAGAAAAGTCTGATAATAACTGGGTCATGAGTATGGGATATTCTGTAGACCTTGAATTTTATGAATCTGTACGCGCTCCCGGAGAAGGAAATCCAGAATATAGAGTTACAAGTATTAGTGAAGGATGGTCGATAGAACCGCTAGAAGACTATATTTATACTATTATACAAACCCCAGCATCTGATCCAGACCCAGATTCAAATGGGGGCCAGTCTCAAATAGAAGGAGTTCCACAATTTAGAGTCACCAGAAAACTATCTGCTGTTGGTGTGCCTAAAAATGGTTTTTATTCGCATTTTGACAAAAATAGAAATAACGATTCTGAATATAATTTTAGAAATACCACACAGAAACCTAGTGATGATGCATATCTTCAAGCAAAAAAATGGGTAGACGATAGATTAAAACTTCCTTTTAATAAAACCGATAATACAGATGGGAGATATACTGTATTATTAAGCAATTCAGATGCTTCTTCTGGTAGTATGTTTAGTACTTTTAGCGATTTATATTTATATAATCATACCAGAAATATTAATTATAGTATTACGGACGGTTCTTATGAGGTTAGTGATAGTTGGTTAGCCTTAAACAAGGCAGCTAAATTTACAGAAGATTTTACCATAGAAACATCAACAGATAATAAAAATATTAGAACAGTTAAAGTACAAGGAACTATTAATGGTTTACAAATTACTCAAGGTAATTTATATATGGAGAAAGATAGTTTAAAAGTTCCGTATAGTGGGGATGGGAATATATATCTTAGTGGATATAATGTTGGTGGTGAAACCTATAATGATATTATGCCAGAAAAATATAATAATGCTTTCTCAGGATGGATATACGACGTTAAACCGGCACTATACAAAAGAGCTTGTTTAGCAATTAATAGTAGAGATAGAACACAGCCTTGGTATCCGTCTACTCCTGGTTTGTTACCTCCTGGAAATCCTGTTTTTAGAACAGAGAATGTTTTAAACTATATTCCAATATCTACATCAGAAAATCATGACTTATTCAATGGAACCGTATCATATACTTATGAATATAATAATATCGTTAAAATAATTAGCGGTGTAATTTCCGAATCATACAGAATAAATACCACCGGTCCAACAGACAGTGTTGCTGAACTTTTTGTTCTCAACCGTCCACTTGGGCCAGTATTACAATCTTTAGGCACAAAAACAAGCACAACTAAGAAGATAGAAGTGGAATTGGTTTTGGTTCCACCAACTAGTATAGCTGGTTTTTCTTTAGATGATCCTAGTTGCCCAGTTGGCATAGGAACTTATGTATTTAATAAATGTGAAGAATTTATAGATGCACAACAACCTACAGAAGAATCAGGAAATGGTATGATAGTTTCTGTTAAAAGTGATACATATAGCTGGAGTCCAACAGACGGAAGATATACCAGAAACAAAGAATGGCTGTATCAGCCCTGTTATAAAGATGGACATCCTTATCAGTTTATGAGGTAAAATATGCCTGGCCCATTAATATCTAATATAAATAATACTAATAATAATGTTACTATATTATCTCATCCTAGTGATAACACTGGATCTCCAAGAGATGAAAAAATAGATGTATTTTTTTGTGGCAGTGGTTTCCATAAAGATTTGGAACTTGGCCCAACACCGTTAATGACTATAACAAGAGAATTTATTAAAGACGGCGCCGGTTCTTATATTGGTATTAATAATAAGATTAATTTAACTGGAAAAATATACAACAGTGGAACTCCTGGAATAATTGATATTCTGGATGTGAAAGAAAAAAATCTTAAAGATCTCATAAGAAAAGGGGTAGGAGATTTAGAAATTAGAGGGAATAATGGAGGTAATAATCTTTTAGGAGATAAGGCTGGGAAAAATGCTAAAGTTGTAAGCTATTCTATAGATAAAACCCCAGATCAATGGGTTTATAGTGCAGACTACTCTATCGATTTTGCTTACTACGAATCTATCGCTAAATCCAACTATAGGGTTAGTAGCGTAACAGAATCATGGTCTTTGGAACCTTTAGGAGAATTGGTATATTTGGCATTAAATAAACCAGTAGCAAAAAGATCAGAAACAGAACCATCATCTGCAACATCAATGAATAATGTGATGGTTACTGGCTTACCACAGTTTAGATTAACTAGAAAGTTGGCTGCTGTTGGAGTCAGAGGAGAAAAATTTATCTCCCATGATAAAAGTTCTAGACATGAATTTAATACTCAATCTTCTGCTGACGAAGACAGAGGAGAAAATGATGCTTATTTGCAAGCTAAAAAGTGGATAGAAGATAGACTAGATCTACCATTTAATACATCCTATAATAGTAAAGGAGATTATACAACCAAAGTATCCTCTGCTTATAACATAAGTAGTTTTACTAACTTATTTGTTTGTAATCATACTAGAAATATTAGTTTTAGTATTACTGACGGATCTTACGAAGTAAATGATACTTGGCTAGCATTACCTAGTGGGGTTAGACACACAGAAGAATTTACTATAGAAAGCTCAACAGATGAAAAATTTATCAAAACAGTAAAAGTACAAGGAATGATTAAAGGACTACATGTTCCTGTTAGTAATGTTGTAACACAAAATACTAATATTCCTCAATTAGATGATGCAAAAATAGATCTTGCCAAATATAAACAGAGTGGTTCATCTGGTAGTGTTGGGGGTAAAGCTTTTAAATCAGAAAAATATAACAATGCACTAGATGCTTGGATAGATGATATTAAGCCTAGTTTATATACTAGGGCTTGTTTGGCGCTTAGAAGTCCTGATAGAACACAAGATTATTTTCCACCAGGATACAATGGAGGAACTGCACCACCAGGAAATCCAGCGTTCAGAAAAGAGAACCTATTAAATATTATACCAATTTCATCTTCAGAATCTCATGACACTCTTAAAGGAGCAATAGGATATACTTATGAATATAATAATGCTACTAAAATTTTTAGTGGTGTGATAGCAGAAAGTGTTAGTATAGATACTACTGGTCCAGCTAATCAAATGGCCGAAATCTTTGTTCTAGGTAGGCCGCTTGGTCCTGTTATTCAAGATTTAGGCACCAAAACATCATGTACAAAAAGTGTCAATATAGAATTAATTATACCTCCTCCAACAACAGCAGCAGCCTTTAATATGAAAAATAATAGCTGTCCAGTATGGACAGGTGGATATATATTTCAGACTTGTGAAGCTATTATAGAGGGGCAGAAACCATATGGTCAAAGATTGGGTACTGGTACAAACTTGCCAGATTCTCAAACAAAAGGCGTTTATACTAATACTTTAGGCCCTTTTAATGGAGATGTTTTTGTTAAATCTGATACATATTCTTGGAATCCTTCAGAAGGACGCTATACAAGAAATGTTGAATGGATTTATCAACCAAGGGCAGGACAGTTTAACTTTTTAAGATTAGGATAATAGGAGATAGATAATGTCGTTAGCAAGAACTAATACTAGACCAGATACTAATAGTTTTGTAAAGAAAACTATACCACAAACTTTGTTTTTGGGGGCTAGTGTTTCTAACTTTACAACAAACCTTGGATGGGGAGCACAAGCGTCTTCTCTATCTATTAATATGGTCAACGACACATCTGGATGTGCTCCACTTACCCAAATATCTATGACAGGACAAGCTGGTTCTAATTTTAATGATGAAAATCATTATTATGATACTGAAGATGGAGATAGTTTATATGTTGGAAGAGACCCTAGTACTGGACGAGGTATTCTATACGGGAAAATTCATCATAGATGGAGTACAGATAAGAAACAATTTGTTTCTATATATCATAGAGATAAAGATCCAGGATTTTTAGGACTTAAAAATACTTGGGGAGGAGAAAACCCAGGATATGATATTACTGGAACCCCTGTATACTTTAGGTCTGGTGATTTTGAATACTGTGGCTTGGTTAAAAATTGGGATCATACTGTGGGAACTGGTGGAGGTACAACATCGGTTACCATAGAAAGTCCAGCATCTTTACTGGCAAATTCATATGTTATTGTTGGAGAATATGCTGGATCAATTTTTTCTAGATCAACATCTACAGCCAGTATAGGCGCACCAAGAAATTATGTTGGTTCTGCTGTTGATTATACTCCAGATGTTGGTAAAGGAACAATTCATAATTTATTTAATGCTTTTGGATTTTTAGAATCTTTTTCTTTTGGATATTCTGATTCTAATGATCAAGGTATGCCCATATCGTATATTATTAATGCCTTACAGGTCTTAACAAGCGAAAAAGATAAGGCAAGCAAGGGGGCCTATAGTCCTTTTGGTAGAATTATAGGTAGAGCAGCTATGACTAGCGATCAAGCATTTTGCGGCTCTAGTTTTTATACCGGACATGGATTATTTCCTAGTGTAGCTGGATCTAATGGCGAATATTATCATGAATATATATTGGATTTATCAGAATTGCCCCGTCCAAACAATATGTTAAGGATGGCCGGTCCTGTAATAAGTATTTTAGATTTGGTATCAGAAGTTTGCGAAATAACATCACGAGACTTTTTCGTTGAGTTGATGCCCGCTGCTGATGAAAATGGTAATGTGTTACCAACCATAAAGATTAGAACAGTAAATAGATATTCTCAGCCAATTCCAAATCAAGTTAGAAATGTAGTAAATAGTATATCGAATACTTATGCTCTTAGCAATGTAACCTATGGTCAAGAATCTGGAGAAGCATTAAATAGAACGATGCTTATAGGTGGACCACAACAAAGATTATATCAAGCAAAAAATTATAGATTGGCATATACCCAATGCAATTATGTACTAGACCCATCAGCTAATAAGGTTGTTAATTTTTACTCCTACAATCAATCAAAATATAGGACACCTAGTTTTGCTTCTACAAGATTAGCACTTAATAGCAACGCTGTTGCTAGCGACTACTCATGGTTGATAGCAGACGATGAACTTGTCAAAGAAAATGTTGATAATTTAAGAACAACATCAACATCTACTGAATTTTTAGACACAACTAATGGTCCTGGTGTTGGAGGATTAATAGGCGGAGGCGGTAATAAAGTTGGTAATTATAGAGAAGATAAATCATACAACCCTATTCCTGCTGGAACATTTGCCCCTACTCTTGGAGGTTCTCCAGCCACAAACTTTCAAGCAAGATGGATTCCACTGTTTGAAGATATTATAGCTCCATTTTATGGATTTGAATTTGAAGATCAATCTGCCGATACTAGTGGATTACCAGAAGAAAGTTTAAAGCGACCACGCAAAGTATTTTTAGATAGTTTTACAGGTCAACAAGTTGTGGTTTTTGATATAGGTGAATTACCTCCGTTGAGATATGGTATTAGTACATTGTACTCTGGAACGAAATTTGTTGTTACAGAAACCGAAATGAGAGCCGCACTCGCCGGTTTTGACAACTTGATACTGTACTATGCTTCAAAAACATACAAACCAGATCTAATCTTAATGTTACAGAAAACATATATAGACAATAGACTATCTGTAGTATCATCTAATGAAGGACCTATGGCTATGGGTGCCTGGGGTATGGTCGAAGATGAAAATGCAGCAGATACAGAAGGATACCCAACAAATGTATTTGCCGACCAAGATGAAGAGGTAAACGTTACCAACTTATTACTGAGCAAATCTTTTACAGAAGACTTAATGAGTATACATGCTTTTATATCGGATATTGCTTCTAAGTACTATGGCAAATCGTATACTGTTAAACTTCCAGGAATAAGAGGATATAGAGACTGGAGTAGTGGAGGTAATCAACAAGTTGGAGAAGATTCTCAAGGAAGACCTATTTATGTTTGGGCCGGATCTCCAAAAGTATACTATGATTATCAGGTAGCATCTGATGGAGCATGGGAAGAGCCAGGTAACTATATCGACGATAATATAATTGTTGGATCTGTAGACTCTTATCATTTAATGGATGAAACAGGTAAAATATTACCCGTATTAGGATATAATGCTTCTGATAATTTTGATCATACAGCTTACAAGATGTGTGCCGATAGTACATTGACCCAAGCCGCCTATCGTTCAAGAAAAGAGAGTCCTGTTTTTGGAATAGAATTATATAGTATGCAGGCTGTTGAGTTTCAGGATTGCGACACGGCCAAATTTTATTATCCGTCTGTAGACCTAAGTGGTGTTTCACAAGACGTATTATTAGTAGATAATAAAGATACAATAAAAAATCCTTATGGTATAGGTAGTAATATTGCTCCAGGATATGGCAGAAAGGCTTATGTAAAATCAGCTGTAAGAAATGATTTATATTTTAAAGACGCTAGTACATTCTTTGACCCTAAAGTAATAATAGACTCTCCCGGCATCTTTTTAAATAGTAGTAGTCTGGAATATACTCAAGATCCTAATAGAACTGTGGTATCTAATGCAGCACTAGAAGATCTTCTTATCTATATGTATAGCACACCAGCTAATTTACAAATACTGGATGTTATTAGAGTATGGTCATCCAGATTAAGTCATATGTATAATGGATATCTACTAAGAACAAAACACAAAAAATCCGAATCTGCTCAAATGGTAGAATTAGCACCTAAAGCTGCCCAACCATTTTTTGCTGCTGTTCCTATTAAAAGCAATAAATTTGTTTACGGTCCATGGACAGATTATCCGCATCAATATAAAAACATTATATTTCCTGGCGCAACCAATCAGGATAATATGGTAAGAAATTTATTAAACGGTATTCGTGTAGAGGTGGATCCAGAAATGGTTCCTTGGAATTATGGCGGGTCATCACTGCTAGATAAAGCAGCTATGTTAAAGATCTATCAGGGTCAAACATATCAAAATGTTATAGAGTCTGGATCATTTGAAATTCCCGGATTGCCAGTATTTGGTTTGGGTGGCAGATTTTCAGCCCCATATGCTACTAAAAATTATAGTAATCAATATTTTATATTACAAACAGATTATTATGAGTATACAGATGCTGATGGTAATACTACACAATATAATTTTAATTATTTACAAGATCAAAATTTTAATGATACAAATCCAGTTTTGAGTAACCTTCAAATCAATGTATCAGAAAGTAAAATTTCAACATCTTATTCTTTGAAAGTGTATTCAAAACCACTCAGTAGATTTAATAAAGAAGCTGCGGATAGACTAAAGAAAATAGCCAAACAAAATCTAGCATTATCACAAAGAAACTCTACAGCTACTAAAAAATTAATTGGTGAACAAATTAAAGCTTTACAAAGTTCAATAGGTAAAAGAGAGAGTGGTGCTTCTGGATGGTCTAGTGAGGGGGCTTCTAAGAAATTAATGGGATGGAGCCCAGTAAGATTGATTATTGGCAGTGCAGAATATCATTCTTCTCCACCTACAAAAATAGCCGCTCGAACCACTAGAACAAATATTAGAAACTCTCAGAATAGTGCTACTCCAGGAACAGGAACCACAGGACAAGCAAATAATACTAACGTAACAACAAAAACATATGAGGGTTCCAGAGGTGACTGGGATATTAATGCTTCATTCAATGGTAATAATAGTAATGTTCCTTGGGATCAAGCTAACGGCCCAATAAATACCATGCTTAAGGATCTGAGACATTATGCCACTATCAATATACATCAATTAAAAGAAAGAGGCTTGGACGAAAAAGATAACTATGGAGATAAAGCCATAATGAGCTTAGACGGCCTATTATCTCCTGTATCATTTTACCCAACGAGATACAATTCTTGTTATAGTATAGCAAAATGGCCAAGATCAAAATGTCCAGTATGTTGTGGTAGTAAAACTATGACCGAGAATATTAAAAACTATAGTAGTAATACTGAAGTATCTGTTACTAAGGTTTGTGAGTATTGTTATGATGATGCAAATACAAAAGCAAAAAATACTCTACCCAAGAAAAGAAACAGTAATTTAGCACTTCCTCCTTATGTTACCGTAAGAAATACTTCTGATACCAATATACTTGGTATAAATGCAGACCAATATAATCTAAACAAGGTTAGTGATGCAACTATTAATGTATTTAGTTTACAGCCGGTTTTACAAAGCACTGGCGATTTTGCCAACCCGAATGCTCAAGCTACTGACAAAAAAAGACACTCTATTAGTGCTGTTGGTCGAGGTGGTGTTCATCATGGAGAAACCATAGGTGGAGTAACAGATCTAATTATCAAAAATAATATAGAGAATAATTATTATGGTGTAAATCCAGATTTTTATGGTGAAACAGACATAAGACTTCAGCAGTATTTACAATCTTGTGGAGATGCTGCTTCTAGCATAGCAGGAAACTGCGGATATCTGCAATATCCATTGAATAATAGATTTATAGGACTTAGAGGCCCAATTATGGTTCATGGTTGGGGATATGATACCGATGGGTATCCAGTACCTAATGCGGCCGAAGAACCTAAATTTGTTAATGATAAGGGTATGTTTAAAAGGCATAAAAAAAAGAAAAGTACTTATGCTGATGGTACAGACATTTTGGATGCTGATGGTAATAATGTTTATGAAGATGATTATGATCATCCGGGAGATTATCCAGGAGGATCAATTGCTGCAAATGATTTGGGTAGTGTGATTAGTAAAAGTCAATATTGGGTTAATAATAAGTGGACTAGACCAGTACGAAGCGATAAGTTTTATTTAAACTGGGGGGAAAGACCTGACCTATGGCCTGTTGGACCTATTGATTTAAGATGGGACAAGGAGAGAAAGGTTTGGGTGACACCACAACCAAAAATTTATAAGAATGTATATATAACACTAGAAGAAGATTTAGTTACAGTACAAAATCCAGAAGATACACTCAAGCCTTGTAGGGGATTTATTACAGACTTAGAATATGATACAACGTCTGATACTAGTAGAAAATTGGTATTTGTCGTAGATAAATCAGGATATACTGCTCCAAGAGGAGCAAAATTATTATGTATGTATAATGCAGATAGCGGTTTTTATGAGGTATTGAGCAAACCTACATTTACAGCTTTTGGAACAATACAAGCTGATGGATCATCAGCAGTATTAGTATTAACATATATGCAGAGCAGAAATAGAAATATAGATGCCAATACTGTGAGTGTTAATTTTAGTAACCCATTTGGGTTTAGTGTGTCATCGGACCAAAAAGGATTATTTATGTATATGGACAGTTCATGGAACCTTATAGCAACACATTAATAATATGATAAATAAAGATTACGGAAGTTGTAATTTATTTAAAACCGAAATATATGATAATCTACAACCATTTTATATATACTATGATAATGGAGGATCTTTAAGTTCCAGGTTCGGAACATCTTCTCAGTCGCTATATATCAATAATATGTCACAAATGACACAGTTAATTGATAGCTCAGTAGAAGAAGAAGTATGGGCTCCAGCTTTCGCTTATGCCGCTTCTACAACACAAATGCCTTATTTAGAAGGTGCAGCTAATAGAAAACCTGTTCTTGGATTTAATCAATTTTTTGTACTGAGCAACCCTTCTTTTAAAGATATGTCTATAGAAAACAATATTAAGGTTGGAGTAGACTGGTTTTTGAACGATGTGTTGAACAGCGATATAACACCAAACAATGGAGTAATGTTTTGGTATAAAAAAAGAGGAGAGAGATCATCTACATCCACCCTAGAAAACATGGCTGTAGGAGAGTGGATTTACGCATCCACCGCTTTTAATGTTAAATCTATTAATAATAAGACCTTATCGATACCAGCAGGACAAATTTGTGTAAAATTAAACAATAAAGAATTACAAGTATTACCTATTAATAAGATTACTAAGGGTAATCAACAAATCTCCAGAGCAATTTATCTACATAAATCAGTAGCCTCAGACCCTGAACCATATAATCCACTCGGTACTCAAAACAATATTTATGAACCAACAAAAATCAATCTAGAAACAAGTACTAATAAACCATCCTCATGGTCTCTTTATGAAGACTATAACTATTTAAATGTTAATGGATCTTACTATAGTATTCATATCAGTGAAGGAGACTACTTTTCTTATTTTAATAGCTCAAATCAAACAGATCATTTTTTATCTTTTAATTTGATGCCAATATATAGAACCATATATAATAATTTATTGAATATAACAGGACTATCGAGCCTTAGTTCCCAGCAAGCTAAAAAATTAAGAGAATTAGCATACGTACTTGCAACAGGACCACAAAACGATAAAGTTACATTTAATGTTAATGGATATAATCCAACCAGCTATATTAGTTCAATAACTTCTTATATCAATAGTAGTACTTATTCAGTAACAGACGTTCAAAATATTTGTAAAAATATATATAAAGAAATAAAAGATTTAGAAAAAAATAGAACATATAATACATCATTAGTACCATATAAAATAAATCTTAGTGATCTTAATGATAATTTTTCTAAAGTACCCAATGATATTTTTCACAAACTTGTTTCTAAATATGGCTTATACTTAAGACTTGCTGGAGATAATGCCAAAATCACTGTTAATAAATTATTAAGATGGAAAGAGAGTAAAAAATCTAATAATTATGTTGGAGGTCCTAATATTTCTATTGATGCTAGATTTATATATTGGACATCAAACAGAGATATTACAAATGAAGCAGTTTCTAGACCAACCCCAGGAAATGTTGGACACCCATATTATGATCAGCATATTCAAGCTGGTCCTATGAAAATAGAAACAGATGTTGGTAATCAAGTGGTTTATTTCAAAAGTGTAGAAACCGGTAGCGAACAAGCAACTATAAAAGCTGGTATAATTAAACCATCTCAAAATCCCAGAATTAATACTTCAGAATCTTCTTATTTGTTGTTGCCAGAAATCAAATATTGCATGTTTTATAAACAGGGTGGTTTTAAAATTATTAGCAGTACCTGTTATATAGATGAAAATGTTGGACAAGCTAGTATGTATAATGGTAAACTTGATGGTAAACCCATCTTCTTGAAGATAGATAAGTTATCATCAAAATGGAATTCTGGCACTAACAAAGAATATAATTTCGACAACAGCGATCCCGACGAATATAAAAAACCATCGATTAAATTTAAAATATACAATAGTAATGATGTTATTAAAATAGATAGTTTATATATCAATTTTATAAGATACAAAGAAGATACCCTATGTCAATGTGAATCTTTTTATAAAGAAATTATAAACAGAAGTGAAAACTACACTAAAGAAATCGGAGTAAATAGATTTTTAGGTATCGATATATTTGAACAAACACCAAAAAGAGTTGGTTTTGGTAGAGCAGGATATTGTGATAATGTTTATCTGGGCAGGGTAAAAAATATGGTTGCTGGTGTTGAAATAGAAGAAACTTCTAGTGCAGGCGTTCCTGGCGTATCAACCAGATTCGCCCCTCCTATTTTAGCGTATGGAGGCTATGACGCTTCTATTGTATCGGAATTAGGGGTTAAATTACCTAGTCATCCTATGCCGGGAGAAAAACTACCAACATTAAATACTAGAAACCCAAACTATATTGATGAAACTAAGTGTTACGAAAGAAGCGGATTTGTTCAAGATAGTTCCTATTTCACACATACATCAGACAATAGTTCATCAGATAACCTAATTGGAAGTACAGTTTTTGAAAAGGGCTTCTTTCATCCACACAAGGGATGGATATCCGAAGCTAATTCTCTATATAATAATTTCAAAAATAAAACAGCTGTTACTAGCTATAAACCACATAAAAAATCTAGATTTGTATTCAAGGGTGTTGGATTTCTATTTGATAGTGACCTGTCATATTCCAGCACCATATCAATAAATAAAGGAAGTCAAAAAACAACAATTGATGAATTTTCTCCTCAAACAGCCATTAGAGATATTGGATCATTTTTATCTAAATATTCATCAGAATATATTACTGAAGAATGTATTCCTTACAAAGGAAAAAGGGATGAGAACGGTAAATTTATCAATAACACAGAGCAGTTTAAAGATAATAGTTGTGACAATAATTATCAGCCTAAAGTTGAGCATCTAATATACCCACTCAAAGATGCTGCTACAGGAGTAGAGATAGTACCTACTGCTGATATAGATAATTTAAGAATAAAAGATATAGAGGTTAAACTTAATTTTATTAATTTCGATAATATACAAGATATTAAACTTACTCTCAAATATACTGGAACTGCTGGAACAGATACTAGACCAAGTAGTTATTATGGCATGGTTTCATCTTCCCCGTTTCCGTCAGCAGAAACAGGAGTAAATAATTACATCAATGCTTTAATTAGTCAGCATCCATCGGACACTATTATTCTATTAAATAAAGAACATATTAAACAATATGGTAGTGAATTTGTTTTAAGATTTTCTGATTATGCTGATCCTCACACCTTTGGAAATCCAACTAATGGAGGCACAGAAATAAGTCATAGTGCATTACTGAATAATGGGTTATCAGACGGTGGCGTTATCCACCCATCGTTTAAGCCAGATGGGTACACTGACCAACAAGCACAACTTTATAGAGAAATATTAAACAACTATAATGTATGCATCATAAATAACAAATTTAGAAAATGGTATGGGTCTCAACTCATTGGAAGCAAATTTGTTTTAGAGGTTGAATTAGTTAATAAATATACCAAAAATAATTATGGAAACATTAAAGACTTGCACCTTAAAAATAATAAGGAGTATGATCTTTTAAAATCTAATATTGCTAGAAATTCTATATGTAATTGGGAATTAATCATAGACACATACAAGACCACGGATGCTGCACACAGGAAAGAGCAAAGATTAAATATCAACCACCCGGCGGCTGAACATATAGATTATACCAGAACAGATACGTCTGTTAATGCAACAGGATCATCATATTCTGATGGATATAACTTTTTAGGTGATTTCACAGATAGAAAATTCATGATCCCACCGGTCAATATGAATGCTCCACACCAATATCTAATAGACTATAACTCTTGTGTCTATCCTGATAGAACTTTAAATAATTTTGGTTTTTCTAGACTGGAAGAGAATGGACTAAGATATATCTATCAGGCATTTAATTTATTCTCTATGGGTATTGGGGCTGCGGTTGGTTTTGCTGCTGCTGGAGGATTAACTGGGGCATTTGTGGGAGGAACGCTTTTTGGAACAGCCTCTTCTTTAGCAGTTAGTTCTATTGTAAATTATTTTGGTAGTCTAAGAAGAACTAGACTTGTAGATGCATATGATAACAGTTTTTATGACCCATATTATGATGATTATGGGTATGGTGTTCCAGATAGAGCACTGGTAGAGATATCTACAGACGGTGGATACAAATGGTATACTTTTGATGCAAAAATATTCAAATATAATCAAACTTGCTCTCCCATCTATAAACCTTTAACTGTAACATATACAGGAGCAGGAGATTCGTCAAAAGATACGTGTTCAAAATTAAGCGTCAGCACAGCGCCAGATACACCGTCAGAATCTGACCCCATTAAAATTGATCCAGATACTTTCTATATGCCTGAATCTTTTATTTTTACAGGCAAATATATAAAAGCTAAAGAATTGTATATTAGAAAAAATATCAAACTATTAGATAGTAGACCAAATATATCGAATATATCTAACTTATTTATTGGACAAAATACATATGACAAAGATAGTACGGTATGTATAGAATTACCAAATGTAAAACCATTCTATTATCTTAAGAGTGGTACTACAACTATTTCTGAATCTATAGATCTTATACATTACGATAGTACTGGCTTTGGTTATAGAAATAAAAGAACTATTACAGCTAATAACATTGCTGTTTTAAACAAAGACAATCAATATAATACATATATCTTATTAAATGATCTAGATTTTAAAAATAAATTAGAAAAATATCCTAATACAAAAATTATAGCACAAAAAACTAATGCTAGTAATAGATTAGCCGTCATACTGAATAATGGAGGTAATTATTTAACATTAGCTTCTATTAAAAATAATAGTTCAAATATTTTTACTCCAGATTATACAATGCCGGTTTATGGTGAGGGTGCTTGGGGAAGAGGAACTGCTTCTATACAGTTAATGCCAGCTAAAAAAATAGCCTTTGCTGCTGATTACGATTTGTCAAATTATGCTATAGGATATAGTCACAATAGATATGTTGGAAGACTACATATAAAAGGTCCAACAAGCAGCAGTGTTGTTAGTACAAGTTATTTGAATATAGGATTATTCGATAATGTTAATGGATGGCCACTGTATAAAAATCTAGATAAGTATAATTTATATCCTAATTTAAGCGATAATACAAATTATCCGTATAAGGGCATAAGTGATCTTAACTCAATTTTTTGTCTATATACTAATACCGAAATTAGTGGTTTAAAAAATTCTGAACTCAATTATGGTGGTTCAATAACCCTATTGGATCATCTTATACAGGCTCCAGTTGGATCTAATGAGAACGCTAATCTAGCTGGATATCGTGTAGAAGCCATATATAGTGCTAATCAGATAGAGGGCAGTAGTTGCTGGGGAGGTCATTATTGTGATAGGGCTAAATTTAATATTTATATTAATGGGGTTTTCTTATTTGTTGCCAATTTAAACAATGAAACACAGGGTTCTGCACCTAATCCTCCATTAGATAATGGAGTAGGACTTGATTCATCTGATAGATACGCATTTCATATTATAACAGAAGAAGAAGCTAGTGAAATAGCAAGAGTAAGCACTGAAGATATAACAATATCATATTCACCAACAGCAGACAATACCAATCCACACAGTAATATTACATGGATCAGGGTTTTGACACCAGAGGGACAAGAAGTTACTAGTACTTGTGCCGATAATACAGGACTATCAACTAAAATTCTACCATATGACGATAATAAATATTGGATAAGTATAGATAAAGATCAATATGGTAGCTATAGCAGAACTACATCTATTAAAGTTTTAGATAAAATAGAATACTCTTGTAGTGAACCTAGAACTATGCCGGGTGGATTAAATTGTAAAAATATTTGTGGTATTTCTAGGAACTATGGATCAACCATAGGGGTGGGAGATGACGGTGTAACATGGACACCTAATATTACAACACCTTTAGAGATTATGAAGGTTCAAGCTAAATCAACAGCTTTTGATCAAATAATCGCACAATCAGACACTCCTGCAACAGCAATATTTACAAATGTACAAGCTGATGCCCATAAAGCTGCAATAGCCACCAAATATCCTCAAGTTCAGTGGACAAAATTAATTATTTCCAGGCCAGATGTTAGAGTATCTTGTGGTAATAGCAATGGAGATACAGTAATGTTTATTAAAGAACATTATTGGATACCTAAAAATACAGATGGAGATTCTAGTAGCTATGCTACTTTAGGAGTAAAAGCTTCAACAATATTAGATTCAGCTTCTAATATAATGGTTAGATTTAGATATAATACAAGAAAATTGCGACATGTAGATAATTTCTTGAAGAAATATATTATTTCTCCAAATGGTAGCGTGGCCTATGGTGGCATAGGGGGTACTGATGAACTACCAATTAAGAATAGTTTTTATTCATGGTTTTGCAACTATATAGATAGAGGAACCAATACTTTGAATACTGTTGTGCCTCCATACTATATGATGTTGAACGAAATGATTTTTAGAGGATTTTTCGGTAGTGCTGATGGTTTGGAATTTAAGACATCAACTCTTAAAACCCAATATCCTCACGAATGGATTCCATATGAATACGACAATTCCATCACTTGCAATAATTCTGAATTTGAAGATAGCGTATTTATAGCAGGATTGCATAATTTAGATAAGTTAGGATATAGATTAAGATGTTGGCTGTTATCCAAATTAGTCGATACGCCATATGATAAGAAGAAGATAGTATCAAGATGTTTGGCCTATATGCAGAATCTTGGTGGTCCTGGAATAGTACCAGATAAAAAAACTTTTGATAGGTTGTACGAAACTAAAGATCCTCAACTTAATACTTTAAGACAAACATTTATGGGTTAGTTAATAGATGTCCACTCCAACACCAACTAAAACCATAACTAGTACGCCTACTAATACCAGAACACCTAGTAAAACACCAACAAATACCGTAACTAGTACTCACACATCAACTGCTACTCCAACCTGTACTTCTACAAATACTCCCACACCAAGTATAACAAATACTGCTACAGGTACATCTACACCTACTCCAACTAATACTCGTAGTGTTACTCCAACTAGAACACCTTCTAGGACGCCTACAAAAACACCTACATCAACACCAACCCAAACGCCTACAGCTACGCCCACCCCAACAAACACCAAGACGCCAACAAGAACACTTACTTCAACCCCCACTAATACGACTACCCCATCAAATACTTGTACTAATTCTGCTACTCCAACAAATACATCGACAACCAATAAAGTTTATATTTGCACCACTCGTACCAATACTCCAACAGCATCATCTACATCAACTGTTACGCCAACACCAACCCCATCGATTACAGCCAGTAATAGTCCAACACCATCGGTAACAGCTACTAATACTAGAACTCCATCCAGAACCCCAACTAATACTCCAACTAATTCTCCTACTAATACAGTAACTAATTCCCCTACCTCTAGCATAACTCCAAGCATTACTCCTTCTATAACAACAACAAATACGCCTAGTCCTACCAATTTACCAATTCAATATTTTACTGGTCCTAAATTAGCTGAAGGAGAGACCACCCTACAATATAAAGGAAAATTTGTATTTACTGCTGGTCCAGATAGTTCTGGTATTGTTCAATGGGTTGGTAGTAGTCTAAGGGGTAGTGGTAAATTGCTTGCATTAGATTCTAACAATGCTGTTACTAATATAGAACTATCTAAAGAATATGGCGTTATCAATGAATCCATTACTATTGTTCCTTCAGAAACTACAGAAGACTGTACCGATGGTGAAGGTCCAGGATGTTATGCGGTAGAACTTAGGTGGCCAGTTAAATGTCAGCCAGTAGGTGAATTATTAATACCATTTACTGTTGAGAGGGCTGTCCCTCCTCCGACACCTAGCATTTCTGTAACACCAACAATAACAACATCATTATCACCATCTGTTACAAAAACAAATACTCCAAGTATTAGCCCAAGTATTAGTTTGACTCCTAGTAATACTCCATCTAATAGTCCAACTTGTACACCCACGAAAACTAGTACTCCCACTATGTCAAATACTAGGACTAACACACCCACCCCAACACAGACTGCTAGTTCTACTTGTACTCCAACTCCAACCGAGACGCCCTATTTTAATTGTGAACTACAAGAAGCCCCATATCCAGACCCAATTGTATATGATGATATAACTCAAGATCTAGTTATATTCGGAGATGTAAATTTTAGCACACCCACACCGACTAGTACTATAACATCGACTATAACAGCAACACCCACGCTCACTAAATCTCCCACACCATCAAATACCAGTACCCCACCTGTTACTAGAACAGCAACACCAACGCCGACACCCACCAAAACCGGTACTCCTGCCCCAACTCATACTAGAACGCCAACAAAAACACCAACCCAAACACCTAGCAATACTTCTAGCTTAACTCCAACAAGAACATGCACACCTACGAATAGCGTAACTAGAACTCCTACCAGAACACCCACTACTACAACAACTAAAACGCCAACGCCAACTAAGACAGTATAAATAGGAGAGATTTAATTATGGAAATAAATATAGATTTATTAGATATATTTTGTGAATTTGAACATAAAGACGATAATACTTATGTGTGCAAATTATGCAATAATAGAATGTCTTATGTTTCTAAGGATGGTGAGATTCCTAAAATACCATGCGTAACAAAGTTATCCAAACCCATTCCTGTTCCGAAAGTTCAACATCAACAACCAGCTTTACACAAGAAGATTTTTAATTTTATTGTTGCAGTATATAATCATATACGTAATGGTGGTAAGAGAACCACGCTAGAAGAAAGAACCAAGCGATTGAACATATGCACTGGATGCGAATACTATGATGGTATAGCATGTACCAAATGCGGATGTCCAATCACTAGGTATCAACAATATATTAGTAAGCTAGACTGGAAAGATCAAAAGTGTCCAATCGGTAAGTGGTAATATGATTACTTTTTCTTACCTTTATTATCAGACTCTTCTTTCTGCCACTTATGCCAGCCTTTATTAGGTAGCCAATTCCCTTCATCGTCTTTTCTCTTCGGAAAAAGAGTACCACCCTTTTTATGCTGACCAAATGCTAGAACGGCACCGCAATCATTGCATCGTAATTCATAGTAGTCATTACTGTCTACATTTCTAACCACGAATCTTAAATTGGTGCTTCCACATAGTCCACACTTTTCTTCAGCGAAAATTTCCTGAATAGTGGCTAGTTCCTTAAAGATTTCCTTTTGACCAGATCCCTCTAGTTCGAACTCTAGTCTATCTCCTACTTTGTACTTAACTTTCATTTTTCACCTCATGGTTTCCAATTTTCTGAATATCCCAAAAGACTTTCTGGAATATCAGAAATGTTTTGTTGATGTTTAGATAACTCTCTTATAATAGAGACAGCATCATCATGCATCAAGCTCTTAACATTATTTTCATTGAATCCAAGTTTATTAATTAGTGATAATGTATTAATATTTAAGCGTTTTGACATAACGTCTATAAAGTTAATTTGATTATTACTGATTTTACTAACACTATCACCAGTAGGATCATCTTCAAGATTTGTGGCCAATTCTTCCGCAGCCACTACTTTTCTTAGCTTTAGAGCCCTTCTTAATGCTCTACCTTCAGCCCTAGTTTCTGCAACGGCAACCGGATGATTTCGATAAGTTTTATCGCAATTACCCCAATAAACGTCTGCCGCCCCGCTTACTGTACGACAACGGTTTAAATCATCGGTCTCGACACCCTTATCATTTAAAACGTAGCTTATGGTGTGTACCACGGTGGCTCTTTTTTCATTTGAAGGCTCAGGATTCTGTACCACATCGCTGGTAGACTGGATAACAGAACAATTCAGAGCAATCTCAAAAATTCGCCTAAGTCCATCGGTTGTTGGATTGCCATCAATCTTTTCATCATCAGATAATAGACCTAGAACATAATCATTCCATTCTAAGTCATTTGGCCCAATTTTCTTCGTTTCAGTAGATTCTACAACTTTCTCTTTTTTGACCATTTTAGTCTCCTAGTTCTATAATCCTATTATTATTTGATGATTTATTATTTAGTTGATCAAGAGCAGATCGTAAATCTTGATATATTAAACTTGCTCTAGATTCAGAAAAATCCTTAGTTTGTTTTATCCTTATCAAGCTCCAACCCTTACCCAATATCAAGCCGGTTTTTTTGTTGTCGTATTTTTGATTTCTTTGTAAAGATTCATCGCCCCAAACAGGCTCGAAATGAGATGGGCCGTCAACTTCTATTGCCGTATTCATTGTAGGGAGGAAAATGTCTATTTGCAACTTGGTATTTACAAGAACTTGTTCTTTGTGAAATTCAGCTTTGTATCCATCTGATATGAGTGCCTTAAAGAGAAATTTCTCTAATTTAGAACCTGTTTTACTAGCATCTCTAACTGCTTGGTTTGCTTTTTTTAGAATGTTATCTTTTGTATTATCGTCTAAAGATTCCCACGCTAATCTAGCCTTTTCTTTTCTTTCTTTTATTTCTTTATCAGATAATGAGTCCCAAGATTTTAGAACACCCATACCTATCTTTTGTTTGGTGTCCTCGTCTCGTTCTTTGCCCTTTGTCGGATGCTTATGCTTACCAGTAGACAAAGCATTTTTTTGAGCCTCAGACTTAGTACGAATATCTATATTGAGCCTTTTGGCATCTCTCCTTATTTTGTTGGCATATGTGCCATAAATAGCAGCAATATCAGCAAAGCTTTTATTTTGATTAAGATAAAGATCTTTTAATATTTTTTCTTTGTCACTATCACTAAGTAGTGAATATGATGTTTTTGAAGTTTTCATATGATAATACTTCCATAACTCCTATTGGTTTTTTGTTCCAGCATCTCTGATATATGTTGTAAATATTATAGTTTTGTGCAATAACTGAAATTTTTTCATTTTCCGCATAGATATTTCTTAAATCAAAATGATTAACCTGGGCATAATTCATCCATTCTGGGTGTTGTAGAAAATAATATATCTGGTCTATCCCTGGAAAATTTTTAACTATATCTATAACCTCTAGATCAAAGACAAATAATCTACCTTGCCAAAACTTAGCTTCCGATAGTGGCAATATAGGCATATTTAATTTATTAGTATTGATACTATTATTATATGTAAAACATAGATATTGATTAACAGGATCATTCTGTATTAATTCTAGAAATAAATTATGAAGATTATTGTATATATGATTGTTTGATACTATGAAGCCAATATCTTTATTAATTGCCATAAAATTCTTTCTTAATATATTCATTTATATCTGTGATATTTTGATCATGATGAACACTAGTTACTTCTCCAGAGTCCATATCAATATATGACGCACCACATAATAGACTCTCGTTTTTATATATATTATTTTTCCCAACAATATATTTATATGAAGAGAAGATAAATGCCTTTTGATGCTCTAGCAATGTTCCGAGATTCATAGGGTGTTTTATATTGGGATTATTAAACATATGAACTACTCTTGTATCACATAATTTTAGAATATTCTCTGGTAATTCATTGATATTATCAAGTAATATAGCGATATCATTACTTTTTTCCATAGAGTATTTTCTGAAAATTTCAGTATTTACCACATGAAATAAACTATCATTATCTATGATAAAAATGGATTTTTCTTTATCTGTAGCAGCAGTATAGAATGCTTTGACTTCCATGCTATTAAAATCATGTTCGCTTACACAAATACGATACGGCTGGATAATATCGTAAGCTTTAAAAATTTCTTTCATATCTATAACATAGACATCAACATTATTCTTATGGTGATACATTGCTATTTTAAGATTATCAAGAAGTCTGCTATTGCTTTTGGATACAATAATCTTATTATTCATATAAAAATTTTAGCCTTATTAATGTCTTTGATATGATTTATTTTTGTTATCTGTGTTTTGGGAATCATTACCTTGTCAAAACTAACAGATCTTTCCAAAAGCTTGTTAACTAATTCAAAGAAAAATAGTGTTTTTAGTTCGTGGGGCAATAACATATCTTTTACAATAGACATTGTTTCATTGTTAAGGTAGATGCACTCAGACCACAAAACAGGCAGATCATAAAACAAATACTCTATAGAGTTCTGATCGGCACAACCTATATTAAAGTTGTTTTTTTTACCCTTAATCAAGAAAATGGAATTATTTGATTTATTAAAGTTTTTAGCAAAATTAAATTTTGTTATAATACCATTATTAATAAAGATAGCTCCATTATTATTTTCTTTTTGTCTGATATAGGATACAACCGAAGTCATCTGACCACTAGTGTCGTATTGTTTATTTTCGAGTATTGATATGTTTTTAGGAGAAATTATTTTTGATGTTAGAATAGTTTTTTTAATTCTATCAGACTCAAAACCCGTGAGTAAATAGATGTGATTATTTTTATAAACTGACCTAAGAATAGAAATCTGATGTTCTATCAGGGTTTTGCCCCTGATTGTTATTAGTGCTTTTGGGCCAAAAGATTTCATACCTTTGGTTATTTCAGGTATAATCATTACTATATCAGTCATTATATAACACTAATTTGCACCCCGGATTATCTATAAAAAATGTATCTGTATCATAAAAAAACTTAGCTTTGTCACCACCAAGAATATTGTATGTGTCGTATGTCATAAATAGACCATCTAGAGCAGAGGTACTTTTCATATAAACGCCATAACTATGGTTGATCACAGATTCTGTATGAATTGTGTTCATAATATCGTCTAAGCTATTAAAAGAATCCTCTGTGGCTATATATAAGAATGAATTAGATTCATGCTTATTAACGACAACATCTACCCCAGAAATAATAGATATTACTTCATCTATGTGTGGCAGTATTTTATTAACTTTCCATGGAACTTTTATTTGTTGCTCAAAACTATGAACTGTCAAACCATCTACATTTTTACCAAAACATATTATATTTTTTGGATAAAAACTAGATTTATTAACTTTATCTATAATATATGATATTGATTGATTGATTGTATCAAAATTTATAACTAGCGTATAATAAATTTTATTCTTAGCAAATATATAGTCTATAATTTCTTGTTTATTGACTTTATCTTTATAAGTTTCTAATGTATTTTTGCCAAAAGCATATGAGCAACTGTAATTGCAGATGGTTTTGTTCTCGGAATCTACCAATATTTCAGGGTTATTTATTGCGTCCGGTATATCAAAAAAACACCACTTATCTTCTGAATTAAATATACATTTTTTACAATCGGTTGTATTATTCATCAGTAGTTAATTTTCTTTAGTGTTAATGCTATTTTAAAATTTTCTTCTATCATCTTATATAGAACTATCTTTGGTTCTAGAGACACAATAAAATTAATAATAGTCATAGGTTCAGTATAAAATTCTATAGTTTGTAGGAGCTTTAGGCCAGTTTCAACATCTATAGTATCTTTACATAGCGCATCAATAATCTTAGAATAATCTATAATTTTAACTACTAGCTCACCATCTTGTCTTAATTTTTCTAGTAATAAATTGATTGTCGGTATTTTTTTATCTTTCTCTATACAATCAATATCTTCAAGAACTATAGCTAATTGAGAAAAATCAGCAATATTGTTTAATGTATTAATGTTGTTTTTATTAATAGATAATAGATTCATAATTTAATTACCTTAGATAGTATTTTAGAGAATGTGGCAAAGTCATAATTTATTTTGGTATTATTTGCATGACTAATGTTGGAGGGTACGATTCTTTGATTTTTTAGAATATCAATGGATGATATTGTTGAGCAACCAGCCGATAAAGCGACGATATTATCAATATAATTTTTGTATACAACAAGATTATAGTCAGCTAGACTGTTGATTAAACTATAATAGTCTTTATGAGATGAAAAGTCAATCACATCTATATTAGTCTGTTTAAGTATGTGAGCTATATCTTTATAATTATTATTGTCAATAATTAATACTCTATCTCTTTTTGCAGATGGGTTTGATATTTTAATTTTAGGCAGAGCTATGTTTATATTTGTGTCAAATAAATCATTGTTTGATTCGATAAGATTGATTATTGTAAATTTTTGTAGCCTATTTTTGATAAGAAAAATATCTTCTTTTTTCATGTAAGAAATGTCTGAATGTATAAATACAACTTTATCGTGCTCGCCAGACATGTAATAATTTTGATATGAATCAGACATAATATATGATTGATAGTTATTAATTAATACCGATTTTAGAGTAAGGTATTCAGACACATCTGAATTATTTATTCTGATAATTTTTTCTCCAAAAGCATGGTCTATTAATAGATCAAAAGATGAACCATTATTAATATAATGTATTAAAGAATTATTATTTTTACAATAGAGTTTATTATATAGCTTATTCATACAATGATCTTAGATATGCCTGTGGATTTATCATTTGAGTAAATTTGATTCATAGATTTGTTTTCAATAGGAAATACATTTTTAAGTTTTTGATAGAGGTCGTGATCATCAAACTTATGGAAAAAATTGCAGCCACTATCAAACTTAAATAGTTTATTATGATAAGAAACTGTTTCTATCTCATATCTCTTGTCTAAATTGTATTTTCCTATAATTCTTTTTCTTAGACTTAAAGCATAATAATATTCTAGATCAGATACAAAAACCGTGTTCATTTGCAACAAACAGTCAATTGTATTAATAATAGACATTCTAATATTATCATCGATAGTATCGTTAATGGATAGTATAATTTTAGATGATGACGGATCTATGTTCAATTGTCTATTAATATCCTCAATATATGAGAGTGTTTGATTTGTATCTTCGGATTCTATACCTAATAATAAAATAATATTATTTTGATGTTTGCTAGATTCATAAAAAACAGATATTAAATCCTTCAAGATACCTATGTCTTGTTTAAAATTTAAAATACATCCATACTTATAAAATTTATTAAATGCATTACTAATTTTTAAAGAGTCATTATTTGGCTTAAGATACATATTAAGTTTTATGCACTCTATGCCGTTGTTGTCTAATATATCTTTATGAAAATCATTTGATACACAAACATGTGACACTAATTTGTATGATATTGGAAAATATAAATTTGTAACGCATGGAATATTAGGTATTAAAATATTTTGTTTATATTCTCTAGCTACAAAAATCTTGTTATAGTATGAAAATTGTAGAACGGTTTGTTGCGAAGGTTTTGCTTCTTCAACCAACTTGTCTGAAAAATAAGAAAACTTATCTCTAATGAGTAACAGATTGCTATTCATGCGTGTGATTCTTTTATATGTGCGTATTCTATGAAATCTTCATTAATCTTATTGTTATTTTTTATAAAGCTTACAATAGTATTATTATTACGAATAATTGTATTAAAATATTCAATTGCATCTTTCCATGAGTATGGAACAACTTTCTGATTATCGTTTTGATAACCCTGCGTCAGCTTTTGTAGTATATTTAATATAAAGTATGAGTCTATCGTATGGGTGCCATTTAAATAATTTGTACAGATATGTTGTAGCTTGGCTAGGTCAGGATCTTTTGAGCTATTGATAAGTTCTAGAGATAGAGGAGAATGTATTTTCCAGTCCTTTATTTGTTCATATTTATTGATAGGATCTTGTTGTTTTTGTTCAAAAAGCTTAGTGAGTCTATTTTCCCATTTCAATATAATATTTTCCCAATTAAAATGTTTAATACATAATTCTCTGGTTTTTATTCTCTGTTGGAACTTCATCGGGTTGGGTATGTGGATATAGTCATAAAGTATATTAACTAAACTGTCATTATCTGGATAAGCTCTATATGCTTCTGTTTCCAGCTCTTTAAACATTGTTGCAATATTAACCGGATATGCATTGAGCTTGGATACTATATCCTCCATAGCACTATATGGAATCGTTACTATCGGAACACCACAAGCAGCAGCTTCAACTTGAGGCATACCAAATCCTTCACATATAGAATATTGGATATAAAGATCGAAAGCGTTGTATATACCAACTAACTGCTCCTGTGTTACTCCAGCAGTAACAGAAGGAAAAGTAGCATGATTATTACAATATATGCAATTTCTTGTTGAGCCGCTATAGACATCAGCAAAAACCTTATTGCAATTTTTGCACGTATATGTCAATAGTACCTTATTTAATAATCTATTCTCTTTCAATAAAGACGGTATATTCCAGCCCAAATAGTCTGGATAACCAGTATGTAAATACAAGAATACCTTGTTTGCAAAAGGAGACTGTTCTTTTTCAAGTCTATCAACCAGTAATCTAAACGATTTAATTAATTCTGGTATTAATTTTCTTTTTTGATTTCTCATTACAGAGCCAAGAACAATACTGTCTGTAGGTATTGATAGTGATGCCTTGGAGGCATTAGTGTCGAGCATTGTATATTTTTGAGTATCTATACCCGGAGAAGCTGTATCTACATAGTTGATTGTATTATTTGTTTGTTGTAACAAAATATCTCTAGCCCAATCAGAGTATGTAAAAATAGAATCAGCACCAGAATAAGTATCAAGCCACATCTCTTGTTGAGGATATGAATCCACAGTTGGCATAAGCATCCAATGATAACATTTCCTCATAGGAGAGAATGCTTGATAGGAATTCATCCAATAATCTCTGATATCAATAACTACATCTGGCTGAAAATCTAAAAGAGTTTTTTCAAATCTCCATCTACCAAATGCATTTTCTGCATTAGCAGAGTATTCTTGAAATCTACTATCGTTGCTTTTAACAGCATTAGCATAGTATCTCCAGGATATGTCTTTATCTCTAGGATCATTGACAAAACCATAGCAAGCCAATTCTGCCACATGAAATAGTGGATTTGAATGTAGTCTACTTAATAGTTCTTTTCCGTATACAGAATATCCGGTACTTAAAAAACTAGCTTCATTACATAACAAAATTTTCAGCCGCTGTTTTGTATTCATTATTTGTTGATATATATATGAAAAAGGGCTATGTTATTAGCATAGCCCTCTTTCAAACACACTATTCCTAGTTTATTAGAAAGCTACCGATTCTTCTTCCTTTGACTCGCTCTTCTTTGAAGACAGCTTAGTAATCTTAGAGAAATTATTTACGCGAATCTTTAGAGATGAATGCTTAACACCATCCTTTTCCCAAGAATCATTTCTAATAGAACCTTCTACTAGAACTAGATCGCCCTTCTTAAAGGACTTGCCGATAATCTCCGCTCCAGTATCCCATGCTTCGCAAGGAATAAAAGACGTAATCTTATCCTTTGATCCATTTGCCTTGGTATATTCTCTAGAAGTCGCAACAGTAAAGTTAACAACTGAAGTTTCCTTACCATTACTGCTGATCGACCTTAGTTCCGGATCTCTTGCTAAATTTCCACGAATAATAACAATATTCATCGTTTTGAACTCCTTGTTTAAAAACCAAATGTCCCAACACTACAGTATTATACAAATGGCTGACACCGAGTCAAGCCATAGGTACATAACATTTTTCTACGATCAAGTCGCTTTTCTTGAAGGACTTGGCTCCTTTAAAAATCAGAATGTTTCCATCAAATAGCTGATTTCTGTATAACGATAGCTGTTCTGTAAAAAATATAACAGAGTCTATATAGCCGGTGCTATCGGTTATACTAACAAATGCCATTTCATTACCCTTATTTTTCCCATTCTTAATCTTAATCACATTAACATTATCAATTTCACCAGCGACAATAATATTTTTTCTGTCGGAATCTTTGAACTCTTTACATGTTGTATTAGTCATACTTATATCGTATGAATCTACTTTTGAATAGGTTAGATTTATTCCGAGCAGGTTGCTTTCATTATCACAGACCCACTCTATTTTGTCATCCAAAGAAAATGGAGGCTTGATAAGAGAAGAAATTAAACCTTGTAATATATTTTTACGATTTTGAGTTAGTTTTGGTTTCTTGACCAAAATATTCATTAGCTGTAAAGTATTGAACTGAGAGACATCAATTGATCTTAAATATTCTATCTCTTTGCTTGTTAGCTCACTCATAATCTCGTATTCAAAAAGCATAGAGGTTCTAGTTTTAGTAATATAACTGAATGCCCCACTACATATCAAAGCTTTTGCAGCGGTAGAATTGATATTTACTAATAGATTAAGCAGTATTTCTGACCATGTAAGATGCTGTATGTCTAAATTTTTAGATAGATCCACAATCTTTTTATAAACCGAGTCGCCCACACCCTTTATGTCTGTAAGACCAAAGTGTATTTTGTTGTTATGGATTACAAAAAATTGATTCAACAATCTATAATCTGGTACACAGATTTCTATATCCATATCTGTGGCATTTTTCACCAACTCTTTGATTTCTTGCTGGGGGTCTATTTTATCTTTTGCATATTTGAGATACGAAGCAAAGAAAATCTTAGGGAAGTGTGCTTTACTATATGCTGATAAATATGCGTTAATAGCATAGCTTACGGCGTGAGATTTATTAAATGAGTATCGTTGAGATTTTTCAATCCAACTAAAAATTTGTTCAGCTTCATTTTCTGATGCTAAATTAGTTTTTTTGCACCCCTCTATAAATATCTTCTTAAGTTTTGCCATCTCTTCTGGTTTTTTCTTACCAATAGCTTTTCTTAACTGATCAGCTTCTTGAAGATCAAAACCAGCAATTTTCTGAGCTATTTCCATAGCCTGTTCTTGATATACCATCTCTCCGAAGGTGGTCTTAAGAATTGGCTCTAGGGCTGGATTAAAATAGTCTATAGATTCTTGGCCATTCTTTTTATCTATAAAGTGATTACTAACAGTTTTACCATCTCTAATAGCTTCCAAACATCCCGGTCTCATAATACTAATAAGAGCAGAAAGTTCTTCTATATTTGAGGGTTTGAGTTTTCTGGCCATGCTTTGCCCTAGGCGTGATTCTAGCTGAAAACATCCTTTGGTATTGCCAGAAGACAACATTTCCCAAGTTCTACTGCATTCAAAATTTATGGCATCCATATTAATTGAAAAATCAATTTTTGGCATACCATCAGTGGATTTGTCGATAATAGGGAATCGACAACCACAATCAAATGTATAATATTCCATACTTTATATGTTTGCTATATTAAAAGAATTCCTAAATTTTACTTTGGATGCTAATTTCCTATGCAGTTTCAAAAATCGAATTAGAATTTCAGCAGTGTCTTTTACATCTTTCAAAGCATCATGAGCACCCTCTTTACTAATACCAAGATAATCTCTTACATCATCTAGAGTATAGCTTTTAAGTTCTTTAGATCCTTCAAACCAATAAAATATAAGATTCATGATATCTATAACATCTCTTGGATAAAAAAGAGAAGAATTCCCTTCTTTATTCAAGTTTTTATATTTAGTGCTTAGATTTTGAACAATCTTTAAGTCAAACCTATTGATATTGTAGCCCGCTGCTATCGGTGCAGTAAAGCAGGATTTTCTTTCTGAACGAATATGATACATCTCTAAATAAGATGTAAACATCTTCCATCCCGCCTCCTGTTTTGGAAAAGATTTCCAAGAATTAAGAATATCATCTTTGGATGATCCTCTAACCTTAGCATGAAAATCTAAAACATCAGAATCCTCATACGCATAGCTACTATTTTTTTCCAGAGCATCTGGTCTTAGATTGATATTAAATTCGGAATCTGGTATGATTTCTAATTTAAATGGATCTACGATAATAGCAGCTATTTGTACAGGACTACAAACATTCGGATCCTTGCCATCTGTCTCAAGGTCGAAGACACAAATTTTTTGATTATTAGCCATTAATTACCACTGCTGTTCCTGGTGCGAAAAAAGTCTTATTGCCTGTGTTAGCCGTATCCTCTGCATTATAAGATTTGCAGCAACTAACCTTAATTAACTCTATCTTTCTGTATGTGGTGTCTGATCCTGGTACTTTAAACTCTTGACCAACACCTAGTTCAGAAAATAGTTTGTTCATAACTACCTCCATTTTTCAATAGTGTGCTTACTGTCATTACTTTATCTAACATTGCTACGCCCAAAATATCGAATTTGATTATACCCAATGTTTCCAAATCTTGCATTTCCATGCCAGCTATTTGTTGTTTATTTTTAGTATCATAGACCATAGGACAAATACTCCCTAGTCTTTGATCCGATATAACAATACCAGCAGCATGTTTGGACTGATTCACTTTTGTCCCTTCTAGCCTAATGGCTTGTTCAAACCTTTTTGCTAGAGGGCCAGACAGAGAGCCATCCTCATTAATATAACACCAATTCTTCAGTTTGTCAACATTATTTTCTAAGGCCCACTGGATTATCGACGCTTCTCCGTATTCCTCTTTCATTTCTTGAAGTTCGTCAGCTATTTTGGCTTCGTCTGGTATATTTTTTGTAATTGAATTCATTTCGTCAAAACTTATATCGCCATACACTCGGAGAACATCTTTTAGAGCACCCCTACCCTTAAGAGTATTGAAAGTGATCATTTGCGAAACATTTTCAACACCATATCTATTCTTAATGTAGTTGATAACATCCTCTCTCTTATTAATAGGGACGTCAACATCAATATCTGGCATCGAAATTCTATCTTTAGTATTTCTACCAGCATTATAAAATCTTTCAAAGATCAGATTATATTTTAATGGATCAATACTGGTTATACCTATGAGATATGAAACCAGACATCCTGCTGCCGAACCACGACCGGGACCGGGTAACCACCCCTTATTCCTCACAAAATTCACTATATCGGACACTATTAAAAAGTAGCTAGACAGACCAGCACCCTGTAAAACAGAGAGTTCGTATTTGATTCTATCTGTGTATTCGCCTTGCTTATCCTTATCTATAACATTGGCGATTTTATCCCTCCAGCCGTTTCTACATAGTTGTCTAAGAAATTCATCTGGATCATTACCTTCGCATTCAAATGGAGGCAACATTGGTCTATGAGATATATCATAATCTTCACACATACTATCTACTAGATTAGTATTCTCTATCTCTTCTGAGGTATGAATAGACGACATTTCTTCTGGAGACAATATATAATAATTATCTGAAATGAAAAATGTAGACATTGGAACAGATTCATGGTTGACTATTTTCCTGTTAATGTCTGTAAATGTTGTCTTTAGATTATTGCATAATAATATTCGTTGATCTATAGCGTCATCTTTTTCAGAGTAATGTGCGTCTGGTGTGCATATCACTTTAGTATTAGTTTTTTTACCCAGTTCCCTAATACAATCGGTTAATGTTTTCTGGACCGGGTTATGTATTTGATCCATTAATTGGGCCTCAAGAAAAAAATTATCTTTTCCAAAAGCATTCTTCAGAACAGAGATTTTTTGTTCTGCGATAGAATACCAGCCTGGATCAATTTTATCGTTTTCTAAAATATGGTTGGCTATATATGACCCTAAGTGTCCACAGAATCCTACAAGATTACCGTCCAAGAACTCTGATAGTGTTTCTATACTAAGTCTTGGTTTTCGATAAAAATAATCTTCTCTATTTGATTCCGAAATAATTTTAATAAGTTGTTGCCAACCCTTTAAATTTTTTGCCAGAACCAAAAAATGGTGTGTAGAAGATTCTTTGTCTTTAACAGATGGGTGACTATCTGATATATAGAGTTCGCACCCCAAGATTGGTTTGATTCCAGATTTCTTGAGAGTATTATGAAACTGGACGGCACCAGCAATATTGCCGTGATCAGTTAAGGCACAAGAGGATACTCCTATTTTTTTACATCTCTCAGCTATCTGATTTGGTTTACTTAGTCCATCCAATAGGCTGTAGTGCGAATGTACATGTAATGGTATATAATTTTTCATTCAACGCTTCCTGGTGCTTTGTACTTACCAACAGCATATCCCGGAACGGTGTATTCGTCAACCACCGCATCTATGCCCTTTAATTCGATGTCGTGCTTAACTTGTTCACACTTGGTCATAAAACTATCTTTTTGACAAGTTTGATTATCTCTGTATTCTATTACTGGTAGTATTTGAGAATTTTCGAAAGTAGTTTTACCATAGTGACATAATTTACTACACATCCAGCTTTTGTTTAATCTTGGTTTTCTTGTTTTCTTGATAATTTCAAATTTATCCCTAAGCATAGCTTCTGTTTTTGGTAAATCAGATTTATCAAAATAAACACTAAAAGCTCCACCGTCATTGATAAAAAATATTGTCACCATAATATTATCTATATGAGGATATAGTTTTTGAACAGCATAGTGATAAATTCTAAGCTGTGGATCATCCTCAAGTTTTTCTTGTGTCTTTTCTTGACCGGTTGCCCAGTTCAATCTTCTGCCTGTTTTCCAGTCTACTATCTCAAAAGTATTTTTATCAATCTGAGTGATAAGATCTATTGTACCCTTTATGGCCAGATCGCCTTCTAAGATACCATCAGATGTATTATACTTATATTTAGCCCAAGGCTTGTCTATAACTATATCAAAATGTTGTTCGGGACAAACTATGTGTCTGTTTCTTGGATCAAACATACCATTATTATAAGAAATGGCTTTATTTACCCATAGTTTACAGTCTGAGAAATCTTTTTCTGTCCACTTGTGATGATTAAATTTACTGGTATAGTAATCATATACATCTTTGGTAATCACATCAAGATTATACTGATTGATATCGACAGATCCTACAACATCGTCTTCAAATACACTGATCTTTTTTTGTTCATTATGTTTTATTAAAGCCAATATTTCGAGTACTTTATGTACTATGGTTCCTTTGTCGGCTTTTTGGTTACTAGGACCCCTATAGCCTAAAACATATTCAAAAAAGTATTGTTGTTCACACATTGAATGTGTGTTATAGGACGAACTCCTAAAGTATGTAATTATAATTGTAGTATTCCTTTATTATTTAGAAATTTCTGTATGGTATCATTTTTTTCTTCTATTGTCATAGATGTATTATCCAAAACAAAATCAAACTTGGACCAGTCGAAAAAACACTGGTCTAATGCAGACTCACTCTCTGAGTTCGATTTGAACGGATCTTTTGTAAGTCGTATTACTAACCCACCACTATTTTGGATGGCCTCTACTTCGTTTGGAAATCTGCAATCTGCAACAAGCGCTATATCTATGTTTTCAGATTTTATCTTATGAATAGTTGCAGCTGACCAAACATCTCTTTTTATTTGTCTAAATATACCAGTTCCTACAAATTCCATTACTTGTCTAGCTGTCATAAATCCACTGTCATGATATTCATTATTCCAAGTCCATGTAATATCATAGCCCGGCATATCTTTCCATCTTAGTGATGTAAGGGTATTTTTATCGTCATCACTACCATAACACTGCTCATAAGTTAATCCTAGTATATTAATACATATATCCTGTTTCAGAGGGTCTGCAAAGCTATATACCTTACAAGATAAATTAGGATAATGTTGCTTAACTAAAAGTTGAATATAATCACAGGCCGTACTTTTACCGGACTGTTTCCTACCTGCCATGGCTATTATCATTTGATACTCGATATTTGTGGAATAATACTGTTTTTGATTTCGTCTACAGATAATTCACCAACATCAGGCCCATCAAATGTTGGAGAATATATACGATATATTTTTTTACACTTCTCTGTGATTTGTTTACATGCCTTTTGACCAGCATCATCGTTGTCCATGAGTAGTATAATATTCATGGCTCCGGATGAATCAATCAAAAGTTTTTGCTTGTCGCTCATGGATGAACCAAATATTGCTACACTATTATGAATTCCTGCTTCTTCTAGTCTCCAAACATTTCCAGGACTTTCAACAAGAATAATGTTTTTGGTTTTCTGAATATGGTCTTTTGCAAACCAGAAGTTGTACAAATGCTCTTGTGACTTAAACCCAAAATTATGCTTCCACTTACAATATTTCCAAGCATCTTCTTTACTTGGACAAGAATCATCTGGATTGTGGTAATTTTTACACTTTGAACATGAATTAAATATACTCCTACCAGTACAGCCTATAATGTATTTCCCATCAATTGAATATACTGGAACAACAATCCTATTGTGCATCTCTTTCTTTGGATTATCACAAAGTCCAACATCATATTTGTTTAATACTTCTTTAGTATATCCTCTTGAAAGATAATAGTTAGCCGGTATCTGTAATGATTGTCTAACTTGTGCTTTGGTAATTTTAGACAATGGATTAGCAGATGTTGTTGACTGCTTGACATTCTCTACTATTCTAGCAAATGTTGTTTTTTCAGTATCAGATCTGGATATCTTGATATCTTTTATAGATTTGTTCAATAATGATAGACAAAAATCTACCGCTTCTTGAAAGGATGCAGTCGGATCACCATTCTGTGTCCAGCCATATTTGGTTCTAGATAAAACCCCTCTGACAAAACCTATAATAGAACTTTTAAAAATGTCATCACAATTGTGTGTGCGACATTTCCAATTACCTCTGTAATAGTCTCCAGTATGATAAATATTTATAGCCGAAGCATTATCTCCACCATGTATAGGGCAAGACATGGTTATCATTTTATTTGACATTTTATAATCAGGAATGTCTAAGGCTGTTAGTAACTCTTCTATGTTATCACATGTTTGATCACAAACAACCTTTAGTTTTTGCTGATTATACGAATGGAATTTCTGTGTCATTGTTTTCATTGTTATCGTCTACAATAAATCCGTCTTGTTTTTTGTTGCTTGAACTTTTCAATTCTAGTTTTGTTTTACCTTCTGTGATCTTTGCACACCAACCCTTCATATGACAATTAATATAGTCATTATCGTCAAGACCACCACCATGTCTGCTAATTAGGGGTACTAATTTTCTATTGCCACTAGCCGGTCCATCTTCAGCAATTTCTTCATCAGACTTTCTTTTGAAGATAGTAAAATTACTACACAACCATATGATTCTATCTGAACCAGAAGCGGTATCAGTAGACTCCTTGGTTATACCATCCCTATTTAGCTGGATAAAGGCGACTACGGGTATTTTATACCTTACCGCAAAGTTATGCAAGCTTGTCATCATGAATCCTAGCACTTGGTATTCCTTCATATCTTGTGATATACCAGCCGAATCCATTAACTTCAAATAATCATAAAATATAACACAGTCTTTAGCGGTTCCATCTGGGTTGAGCCCCACTTCTTTGACAAGCCATCTTCTCATTATTGACAGCTGATCTTCAAATGGCTTACCAGCAATACTTTTATGATATAGCTTACTGTTTTTAATAGCTTCTATAGCCTTGGATATTTTCATCTTCTTGTCTGGAGACTCTGCAAATTTACCAGTTTCTATAGCATTGATTTCTATTTCTGTCATCATGGCTAATAGTCTATGGATATGATCTTCTTTTGTCATTTCAGTATCCATGTTCAATACTGGTATGCCTCGTTGGGCTATATTCGCACCCATATTATCAGACAATAGCGTTTTACCGGTCTTGGGTCTTGCTGCTATAACATTAACAGTACCTTTTCTTAAACCTCCACCTATGGATTGATCATAGATGGGGAATCCTGTGGGAATACCAACTTGATCAATTTTATGTAGTTCAAGTTGTTCTACATACTCTTCTAGAGAGTTTCCTATATTTTCTGGTCCGGTATCACTATCTACTAGTAGTGAAGAAAAGTTAAAAATACTATCTTCAGCAATACCAACTATAGAAGAGATTGCTTCATTTCCAGTTATATCTAGAATTTTTTCTTGAGCTAGTTCTAATTGTTTTCTCAATAGTCTAGCTATTTCTAGCTTACGAATTTTTGCAGCAAATTTTCTAACATTATCTAGACTTACTGGAAAATCTATTACTGCCTTTAGATGTTGTGTCTCTTCTTTTTTACTAAGTATGTGAGCGACACCTATCTCCTGTGCTATAGAATAAATGGAGGCTATATCTATTGTAGCCTGATTATTTTCGCACAGCGTTTTGAGACATTTAAATATAATACTGTTACTATCAATTGTAAAGGAAGTATCCTGAACAATATCTGCTACGTCTAAATATGCATCTTGCCCATATGTGCAAATGCCTGCTAGTACCGCTCTTTCTGCGGCAGGATCAGCTAAAATCATAAATTACCCCAACTTTGAATGAGATGATGCTATCTTTGTTTTTTGTATTGACAATAAAATATCGGATAAGTTTTTAATATTTCCTGCTAAGTATTGTAGTCTGTCGCTTCGTTGTTTCGCATATTTTTTGATTTTATTAAGGGCTAATGCTTTATCATTATTTTTTATAGCTTGAAGAGATTTTTCCATATATCCATATCCCTTATAATTGTTTATTTCATCAGCTATAACATCTTTGATAGTTTCTTCAGACCAATTCAATCTTGCTATTTCCCTGTTAAGGGTTCGTTGAACATGAAAAGAGAATTGGGCTAAACGATATGCTATTTGAGCGCAATCTTCCGGAGTTAGTTTTTCTAAAACATCTCTGTTCATTGTTAAGTAGCTCTGAAGTTCTGTTTCAGAAAAAGCGTCTGATTTGTACTTTTCAAATCCTATGCTCTGTTCATACTCATCAAGAATCGTGTCCCAGGATTCAACTTGTTCTTTGGTATTCATTTAAAATCCTTTGTGTCCACTGATCTATACTTTCATTGAATGGCAATTCGATATATACTATATCATTTATACGACACCATTCCATTTTATCTCTATCTCTCTTTTTATGCTTCATAAATCCTAATTGATTAGAATGATAGTGTGCAACAAATTTATAATGTTGTTCACCATGTACTTCAATACAGAATTTAATTAAGGGCAAATAAAAGTCTAGATAGAGAGTTTCTGACTTTCGAAGTATTATAGGTACTTCTTCGAGTGCCACCAAGGTCGGAAAAATATTCTTGATCACACCCCTAGCCTGAACGTGTAAGCTAGATTTATTTGCCAATTTACTATGAGCCATATTACCAATAAGTTGCCAATTGTGAGAATTGCCGTCTAAATCCTTTACTAGCATTTGATACCCATCATGTTTTTAACTTCGTTATATAACTTATCATAAGCTTCTGGATTATCTAGAATGTATTGTCTGACTTTTTCCAAACCTTGAAGTTTTGGTTTGGCTTCTAAAAAGTCGAGGGTATACCAAGCACCACCCTTATTAATTAACCCCATATCAGATGCTAATACAATAAGTTCTGTATGCTTGTCAATACCTTGTCCATATCTTAAATATGATGTAATTGTCCCTCCTGGCGGTCCAAGAGCAGAACATACAACTTGCCACGTTATTTCTTGACCTATTTGATTCCCATCAGCACCAAGAGTCCATGGGCTGAAACTTTTGGCTCGTAATTTAATATCTGTTTGATATGCTATAGCCTGACCAGACTTCTCTTTGAACTCTGCACCATAGCCTGTGGGATTGCCCATTAAATGAGTGATACCTATGACTATATTTTTATTTACAGGAATAACATTAGCAACCTTTCTGCAAAATTTTGCTAATAATTTAGCACCGTCTGCTCTTTGCATTTTATCCATATCGGATGTAATTTCTGCTTCTGTACATAAAGCAGAATATGAGTCTATGATTATTACTGACCCTGGTTCTTCATTAATAATTCTTTCTGCTATTTGAAGATATTCTTCGGCATGTAAAATTTTTCCCTGTTGAGATCCTATAACTTCAAACCTAGATAAATCTAATCCCGGTATGCCTTCAAGATCTCTTTTTTTCAATCTACCTTCAATATTTAGGTAGTACACAACTCGTGGCTTTTTAAGATCGCCCTGATATTCTTTTTTTTGTGCTGTCGCACAGAAGGACAAAGACGTTGTGGTTTTGCCGCATTTGGGTTGTCCGGTTAAAACAACAAAACTACCTTCTGGGATACCACCATTTAAAATAACGTCCAGAGCAGGGCTTACAGGAATGACCAGAGATGGCTTATCCACCACAGCACTTCCCGATAAAATGATATCAGAACCAAAATCCTTGATGACACCTTCTTTAAGACCCATTTTCTATATCCTCTAATTTTGATAAAATATTTTTTTTCAGATTGATCGTTTGCCTATGAGAAACATCTTCTTTGCGCTCAAATTTTTTGGTCAAAACATCATTTTCCTCTTCGAGCAATTTGGCTTCTTGTTCAATTATAGGAATCAGATGAGGCGCTCGCAAGGAGTAGATTCTTTCTGTTTTCGGGTTGTTCATAGCCCTTATAACAGGTTTTTCTCCGTATTCTTTAATGAGCTTGTTTGCTGTTGCTATTTGATTACGAAAAAAAGCTGACCACTTTTTATTAGTCCAAAATCTATAATGCAAATCCTGCTTATCCATTTTGGCTTTTTTCTCACAAATCATTTCTGTTATGTATTGTGCAGCAGAAACGAATTTGTCATTGGAATATCTAGATGGGTACTTCATACCTTGTCTGTTTTTAGTACTTCTTTACTTGCTGACGTTAGTGCTTCTTGTAGGTGTTTGTCGAATAGTTCGATAAATTTATCAAAGTCTTCTTTTGCTGGTAATGGGATGTAATAATTTTTTTCTACCAGTTTTGGAATCTTATAGGATTGACCCTTTTCGTTTAATGATAGTACTTGAAATACGATCTTGGTAAAGATTTCGTGTTGGTAATCGGTATGTTTCTCTTCTTCTTCAAACAGTTCACCGTATGCCCCACGAAAATAAACGTCTTTGTCTTTCTGTTTATCTTCTATGAATTTAGAAATTATTTCTTCTATCTGTTCTTTTTCAGTTTTCTGTTGTTCTTCCATAATATTATCCTGGTGATGTCGAACAATTATTACACTTATATCTTTCTCTAGAGTCAACCATATTGGCGCTTATTTTTTCGGTTTTATTACACACTCTGCATGTAACTTCCACAAAGTCAACAGGTCTATTCCTTGCAGTAGGGGGGTATTTGCATAATTTTTTATCTATTTCTATATCTTCTTTATGCATATTTGCTTCTGGCATATCAGCAAACTTATTTACTCTTTTCTTTTTGTTGTTAAATTTTTTGCTGCTATCCTTTATTGGATCTTCGGGCAAAGTATCTTCATTTTCGTCATTGTCTTCTTCTGGAAGTAGAGACGAAAGTAGTGATATTAATTCTTGTAATTTTTTTGGATCTTTGGCCAGCTTTTGTAAATCCATATATTATTCCTTTTTCTTTTTTGCCTCACTAGGAACAAAAATTCCATTCATATATCTATTATTTTTTGGATTGGCTGGTGGAGCATTCTTTTTAACAGCATCATTGTATTCCGAAGCGTCTTTCGTCATAATAGATACAGTATTGGTTTTTTTACCCATTGTTGTATTAATCATGAGACTTTTAGATCTACTTGATGTTGGTTCTTGAGCAGTTTTAACCGCAGGACCATCTTTATTAACAGCATTAAATTGTTCTAGAACTTTAGACACCTGATCTATACTAAGCTTAAGTTCTTGAGCTATTTCTTCTTTAGTTTTATTTTGTTGAGCCAGCCAGTTTATAGCATATGTATTAGCTTTACTTATTCTTGCCATTATATCATCTCCCTTTCTGCATTGTTAAGCCACGATTCATTTTTTGTTTTGAGAAAATTTAGATACATATCAAATATCTTTGGGCTAACATCTTTATACCTTGTTTGTTCTTTACAAACCCTATTGATAAACTGATGTTGTTGATTATCTTGATATGTGCCTATTGGATTATATAGCTTACCTCTAGAATCCAATTTAACATAATACCTAGTAGAGTTATTATCTGGTATATATATTGATTTAGCATATGTATTTTCATTCTCTTCTTTAGTTCTAGGATTAAACTCTTTATCTTGATAGTCTTCGCTACCAATAATGGTAAAATAGCTTTCTGTTCTTGGTTTGTCCACTTTTGGTTTTTGAGACTGGAAAATACAGCTACTATCTAATTTATTTATTCTGTGTTCCATTTTATTTTACCCTTTGATTTTTTCATTCTACTCATGCCTGATGGCAATTCTTTTTTCGGAGCTTCGTCTTTATAACTATTGTGTTTCTTATAGAGTGCTATTTTTTGATCATCGCTCATTCTTTCACTATTTCTATTAGCTAAATGTCCTATTGTTTTTATTTCACTATCTGATAGTCTAACAGATGTATTTAGAGTAGATAGATCGTCATGATAACATCTTGAAGTATTTTTGCTACCGCAAGATTCACACTTAACATTTTCTTTATATTCTCTAATAGAACATACTATTTCAAATTTATTTTCGCACTTACTGCAAAGATATGTATAACAAGGCATTACTTAATTTCTCTCTGCGCTTCCGTGAGCCATTGAATATTTTTTGTTCTTAAAAATGTGATATATTTATCGAATATTGCTTGATTCACTTCTATAAAACGATCATTGTTTTTACATACTGAATCTATAAAACTTGGTTTGGAGCTTTTCACAGAATATAGTTGTATTGGATTATACAGTGTTTTATTGGGTAATACCTTAATATAAAATGAGTATCCAACAGATTCATTATTGAATGTATTAGACTGAAAAGCTTTTGGCAATTTATTTTTAACAGCCTTAGCGTAGACAAAATTATCTTGAATTTTTTTGCATGGATTTCCGCTTTCATCAAGAAAGTCTTCATTGCCAATTAGGGTATAGTAAATTGATTCTTTGGTGTCGTTTTTTATTTTATGAATGTTCATGATAAATATGCGGCTGGCAAATATAAAGTCCACTCTTCCGGTATTTCTTCCTTTATCTTAGAGAGATATGACTTCAATGGCAAGTACTTTGCGGTTTTAGTTGGTCTATATGGTAAATTTAATAATGGCATATTAGCTTGTTTGGGTGTTTTACTCCCCTTTTTCCTATTACACGCTAAACATGCAGTCACTATATTTGTCCAATTAGTAGGTGTTCCATTAGAATAGTCCCACTGTGATTTTGGTATAACATGATCATATGTTAATTGGGCCATATCTTTATATTCGCCACAATATTGACATGTGTGATCATCTCTAATAAATAAATTTTTTCTTGAAAAATTAACTACCAGATGATTATACTTTTTATATCTTGAGGTTTTAGCAATACATGGGACGGGAAATCTCTTACCGTTTGGGGCATTGATAAAGTCATTCTTATAAAAATCTAATATTTCTATACCAACGTTTTTATTATAAGAATTTTTGATAGACCATATTAATGCCTTTCTCCAAGATATAACGCACATTGGCGAGTAATCAGCATTTAGTACTAAACATTTTTTATGGTTTACGCTCATAATTATCTAGTCTGGCTAATATACCTGCTATGATTGGATTTCTTACAATATCAGAAGATTCTAATTTAGCAAACCCAATACCCTCTAGTGATTCTAGTGCATTGATCATCTCTATGAATCCACCTTGTAGATGTCTCATAAGATCAGACTGACCAACGTCACCAGTTAAGACTAGCTTACTTTCTCTACCGACTCTAGTTAGTAACATTTTTAATTGTTCATATGAAGCATTTTGACACTCATCTGCTACAATAAAACAATTATGAAAATTGCGACCTCTCATCAAACCTAGAGGTACAATTTCTATCTTATTATTCGTCTTCAATGAAATATATTGAGCTGTATTAATAAAATAGTTAACTTCGTCTAAGATGGGTAATAGGTACGGATGTAATTTTTCTTCTGCTGTTCCTGGTAAATAACCGATTTTTTCTCCTGCTTCTATAACTGGTCTAGTAATAATAATTTTTTTAACTTTTTCTTCTAATAGGTATTCCAAAGCCATACCGATAGCTATATGTGTTTTACCACTACCAGCCAAGCCTTGGCAAAAGGTAATAGTATTTTCTGCTATAGTTCTGATATAGTCTTTTTGATTTTCACTTCTAGGTTTTAACCTATTTCTATAACCGTCTCCAATAGATTGTATATTACCACCAAGGTCTTTTGTTAAATCAATAGCTTTATTATTTTTTCTTTTGTTTTTGTTATTTTTTCTCAATGTGGATACCTTTATGAATAAAGTTAAATTAGACAAGCGCCGCCAGCGCAACTAATTTCCTCTATTCCGGCAGTATTATCCTCTGTCTCAGCCAGTTGCGTATAATCGACTTTCTTAAAACTATCGAATAGATCACAATAAATTTTCCAATTATAAACATCTTTCATACAATAGGTGAGTCTTCTGACGTCTCCATCAAAATACTTACCAGCAAAATTTTTCATTTTGGTAACGAACTTAAGCTTATTTTCAGAATCATTTTCTTTTGCTTGGTTCATAGATACATAATCACATGCTGCCCATAGATTATTATCAAAAGCATTTAAACCAAGTTCTATCAGTCCAGAACACCACAGAGCCGCATCTCCATACTCCTTCACTATTTCTCTACTAGTATATACAGTAGTAAATGGTGCTTGAGGATAGTCTTTGTCTCCGCTTTGAGGTATTAAACTAATACCAGCAAAATATTTTCGATTATCATAAATGTATTTAGTAACATCCTTCCATTCATCTGGTTTAACAGTAACGGTATTACTTACATTATGACTCAGATATTCTTGTGTGCAAAGAGATCTGTTTTTACCAGAGTACACCCAATTTTTCTGTGTTTCCTTTACAATAGTTAACATTTCAACCGCAGGCAGTTGATTCTTTAACTTTGCTCCATCTGGAACCTCTATGGGGAACTTGATTACTTCGTCAGTATTATTTGCTGACCAAGAAGATCTTTCGCAGGCTTGGGGGTTTAACTTTTTAAAGTGTTGGTACGGTGCCTCTAAAACATTGGCCTGTACGTGTCTTATATATCGTTTAGCATGGTGAGGATGAATACCAGACGAAGTACCAAGCATACTAGAAGAAGTTCCTTCTGGTTTGAGGCAAGTAACTCTGGCAGCTTGATTGATATTGATCTTTTTTGATAGTTCTTTGTTAGTTTCTACAGCGATTTTGGCACCTTGCTTTAATACGTTTTCTGTTAAAACTATGTCGTGCTTTTCCATAATCCCGGTCAAAGAAACACCTAGTAGTGCTTCTCTCTGGAAGATTTTTTGACTAATTTCTCCCAGATATTCAAGGTTGGTAAATCCTGCTTGCAGTGTGCCAATAATGGCTGCTGCTTTGCATCTTTCATAAAAATCATTTTCGTCTGTAACAGATGAACAGTTGATGGTTGATAGATTACACCCTTGCCAACCGGACTCACCAGTTTCTTCGTCCACCGGCCACATACCAACTTCTACACATGGATTAAATGTCATTTCTGTTGAATCACTCCATATGAATCCTGGTTCCCCAAACTCCTTGACACTTTCCATCAATGCTTTGAATTCGTCAAATGATGTACTATCTTTTAAAAGAAGAGCTGAATTATTGCTTCTTGCTCTTTGTGGATTTTCCATATACCAATTACCTGTTTTGGCTTTTGCCATTTCTTCATCATCAGCACTAAATAGAGCTAATGATGCGCTTCTTCTAACGCCGCCAGATAATACAGCATCACTGCTATGCATAATAATATCGTATGCATCAATAGGTCTTAGTTTTTTCTGACCGCTAGCAACGCATCTGTCTAAAAGTGCCCTAATCTTTTCAAGACCATTTTGTAGTGGCTCAAATCCCGGAGCCTTACCAACACCAGAAGATAGTTTGGCACCTTTACCTCTAATATTAGAGTAATCAAATACTACATATTGATCTTTGTACTTCTTAAACTTTTCTTCGCTAGCTTTAGTAAAGTAGGAACTTAGCAATGCTCCAAGAGCATCTGACCATCCTTCGATACTATCTTCTATTATATACTTAATGCCAGTATCTTGATCTTTTTTTGCTTGAGAAAGTGTTGGCAATTTAGCAACATGGTGTTTTTGCACACTAAAGCCTGTGCCACTACCGCACAATAATAGCCAGAAACACTCTTGGAAAAATCTGAGGCGATCACAATACGAACTTGTGCAATTATATATCTTTGCATTTCTTTTTAAGATTGGTTCCCCGCCAAATTGTAATGCTCTTTGAGAACCTAGGATTTTCTTTTTGTACATCATATCATATGCCCAATCAATATCTGGGCCTATATTTTTGTCTGCATATTTGGTATGCATCATATCTCTAACTCTATCGACTGCTTCTTTCCAAGTTTCTCTTCTATTCTTATCTTCTATCCAACGGGCATATTTACTAACAAATGTATAATTCTGTAACTCTTGTAAAGCAGACATAGACTCTCCTATAAGTTCTTAATAAAGAAATGTGTAGATAACACAGGTCGTATTAAAGATAGAAAATTTTGTTTTCATTCTGTGTTACCGTTATAATCCATTGATTCAACGTATTGTATTTACTTCATAATACACCAGCAACATCTTTCAGCCAAGAAAGATCTGCATTAACTTTGTGAATTTCCATTTTGCTCATTGACATAAAAATATCAAATCTTTTTTGTGCTTCTTCATCAAATAAATGTGTTCCATGATCATCTATCATATAGACCTTTTTAATTCCTTCTTGCCATAATGCTATGATACAATCATTGCAACATTGGCCAGTGACATATGCTATTCCATTATCTGGTCTAACAACACAATTAGACAGAGCATTTCTTTCAGAGTGTACCATCCACGGATATTTATCTGGTCTAGATGTGGGTAGTTTAGAATCATCTAAACCTCTAGGGAAACCATTATAACCAACACCCAAAATTCTATTATTAGAGTCTGTTATTACACAACCATGTTTTGTGTGTATATCATGACTACGTTGAGCGACTATTTTAGCTAGTCCTAAAAAATAATTAATCCAGTCTGGTCGCATTTCCTATTTTTCTAGCAATTTTTTGTAAAAAACTAAAGATGCAGTGGCTCCTACCACTCCCATCAATATTCCGGCTGGTTGAAGAGGCGTCATGCCCAACAGGTATGTTATTGTACCTCCTGCATACGATCCTGCAACCCCTAAAGCTATTGTTTTTACAAAACCAAAGTTTTCTTCTCCAGGAACTAAAGTTTTTGCTATTGATCCAACAAAAATGCCATATACACACCATACTAAAAGACTAAACATTTGCTGCCTCCACTAGGGTTTGAATCTCATCCTTGGTTAATGTTTCTCCTACATCTAATATTGCATTTAATAAAGATAATGAATATTTATTATAATCTTCTTTATTCAATTCTCTTCTAAGAATTTTTTTGATTCTCATTTTCGTGAACCATCCACGATGTACGCTATAATGTTTGATTTCTGATCCATATAGATCACACTTATCTGTTAATGAATAATTTCCAGATAATTTATTTTTATTGCATTCTTGTAATATTCTTATACAAGTTAATATTATACTAATCATCATTAGTATTGTAATAATTGCAAATCCGCACCTATCATTATTTGATCTGGAAATAGAAGATTTTTCTAGTACTTTAATAGCAATACTTTTTAACTTCTCATTATTTTCCATATTATTTTACTCTTTGTTTAGGTAGAGGACAAACACCATTTGGACAATTGTTTTTTGATGGTGGTTGAGGTGCTGGAGTTATGGATTTAATAGGTCCAATTGATATAATACTTGGATTTTGTTTTTCTGGTTCGCAATATGTACATTCAATTTTTTTAATGCCATCACCGCTCATATACCAGCCCTTACCAACACAAACTGGACAGTCTTTTCTGTTATATTTTTTATTAGTTTCGCCAACATGCTTGGCTTTTATAATACCTCCAGCCACGACTACTGGGGCAGTTGTAGAACCATAGTAATGAGATTGAGAAAACCACAATCCTACACATAATAATGCTACTGATAATTTATTCATTTTTTATTTCTCCATGGTAGAATATTATCTACTATATTTTTTATAGGTCTTGGTCTGTTCGGTTTGGGAACATCCACTTTGGGTTTTGGAGAAAACTTTTTCTGAGTTTTATTAAACAGCGCAGCTAGTCTTTCAATGATACTAATGATCATATTGATGACAGCTCTAATTTCGAGTCTTTCTCTTAAATTCATTATTACCTCAAATAAAAAGATGTATATATTAATACACCAATTTTATTTAGGATCTGTTTTGAATTATAGATATGTTTCGAAGCCGTAGTCTGGTAATTTCTGTAGAGGAAAACCGTCGAAACCACTAAAGGCATACGAACCATTTTGGCTTAACATACCAGCAGCCACGTCGGCATGGATTAAAAATGAGCCCTCTGGAATTGGACCCCATTCTGGATGTCCTCCGTCGTTCCATTTGCCCCAACTATTTTGTACAAGAAATGCTGGTTCACCATTTGTGTCATCACAAGCAATCCATGCCATGCAATGTCCCCAGCTTCCAGATTGTTTAGCAAAACCTTTCTTGTCTCTTGTACTGCTAAAACCATAATTGCTACATACTGCTAATCCATAACCATTAGCTAAAGCATCTCTTGCTTCTTCTACTGTTCTAATTAGTGAGGCTGTTCGTATTTGATGATCATTCGCTAGATCTAATACCTTGTCTGGTAATCCTCTTCCTCCCCAACTAGCACCTAGATTACCATTATATTTAGTAAAATCAGCAATACCTGGATAATTTTTTCTAACAACTATACCACCAACCTTACTCACAAATTCAGCGGCTCTAGCACAACTCATACCTTGTCCAGAAAAGCCCCTGTATCCGTATATTGCTTCGGTTGCACCTTTTGCAACCCAGTCTTCTCTCTCATTTCCAATATCTATTTCTACTGCTCTGGTTACGTCACAAGCATTGCGTGTTCCATGACTAACACAATCCCCAGTAGTTTGTCTTTCATTGTATGGATTTTTATCAAATTTTAAAACACTTTTGAATGGTGTTGAAAGTTTGCCTTTGCCTGTACCGCTTATTCTTCTACTAGCATCTCCAAATAATGGATATTTGGATGTTTCCATCAAATGATCATATACATGTTGTTCCCAAATACATCCAGAAAATCCTTTACGATAATTATCGTATAATTCTTTAGGGGTATAGCGTGGCATTACTTACTACTTTCATTACAAGCCCAAGCTAATGCATTAAAAGCATCCACAGCTTTTGCTCTTAGCTCTGGAGATAATAATATCTGATCTTCACCGATACTAGTAACAACAACTGCTTTTGCCGCACTAGGTAAGCTAGAATATTTGCCTTTGATATCTAGTTTTAACATAACTCCAGCCAAACCATTTGCCTGACGGATATCTTCTGTATTTTTAATAACCATATCTTCTCCATCAAGTTCTACTAATTTAGCAACATCTATATATAGATCTCTTAGCCTTCTAGCATCGGCCTTATGATCAACAACGGAGTTTAGTACCTTAATAACTTCTTCAGCAGCAACCTTAAGTGCTTCATTAGATGGGGCAGGTAGTTCAAGAACATCTACCGCTACAGGTCTTGGCCTAAAACCATTAGATAGATCT